ATGACAGATGGGGCGGAATTGAAAGTCCTGCTTGGGGATTGGCGCGCAGCAAAGTCTCGCGGGCGCTATCTCGCCACACTGGCTCTTCGCAACCTTTGTAGCGCCGTATCTTGCACGGTCGGCCTGCTCATGCTTTGGATTGCGCTTCACGGTGCAGGATGGCTTAATGCGCCGGTCGGACTACTCCTGATCCTGACGGCGTGCTTTGCCGAGCGTGTGATCGGAATGGAGCAGAAATGAGTACGGTCATCACCCTAGCAGCCTGTATCGCTGCCCTGTGCTGGCTTGAACAGAAAGGTTATGGTGCGTGATGAAGGTGTCTCAGGAAGCGCTGATCGAACTAATATCCCGCGCGATCCAAGGCGAAATCCGCAGCCAGGGATATCTCTACGAGTTTGAGAAAGGCGAAGAAGATCTGACCCGCCTCATGATGACAACAGGGGGTTCTGTCGATTTACCCCTGGTATCCAAGGCGGTGCTTGACGCGATCGGGCAATCCATTCGGGATAAGGAGAAGGAGGAATTGGTGAATTGGCTACGATCGAAAGAGATCCGCTTACTTGCGACAGCGGCAGAGTCGCGGAAAGAAGGCAAATTAGCGGAATGGGCAGGTGCTACCAGTAGCGCAGTTACATGTCGGTTGAACGCCAACGACATCGAGTCCGGTGAATATAGGCGCCTAGCCCAGATAGGGGAGTGAGGATAAGCTTGGCTGATGATAACCTCTCCCCATGATCGACGATTCTGCCCTCCGCAACCTTGCCCGCGCTCACGGCTTCACCGGCACATACAAGACGTGGCAGGTGGGCGAGCGCTCCTTCGCTACAGTGAAGGCGCACAAGGACGGCAAGTTGCTCGCGTGGCAGTCAGCGAACATATTAGCCGATCGCCAGACAGTGTTCGATCTGCTGGTAAGCCGACTGGCCGGGGATCTTGAGAGGCCACCAGCCAATGTGAACATCAATCTTGCACAGGGGACGGAGCGATAGGCCCCACCTATTGAGCAGAAACTTGGAAGCCGAATTACGCCGCCTCTGTGCGGCATTTTTTGTGCCTGAGGTCGAAGCCCAAACAATCGCGAAGTAATAAAACTACATCAGAGATGAAAAACGGGCTCCCTATGCGCTTACTACTTTAGAACCGCCGAAGTAGGACCCGCAATTATTTGCATATATCCTTGCATTATTTACTTGCATTTAACGATTGCGCTTATATTTATAGTGGCATGTCCGGTTCGAGGTTGTCGCCATAACAGGCCGGATGGAAAAGCAAGGCGCAGGGACTTGTGAAGGATTAGGCGGACAAACGGGATGGACGGCAAGCCCCTAGCCAGGTTGTGAAGCTGGCACATTAAACAGACTAACCGGCCAAGCGGTTATGGAATGGAAAGAGACGCAACATGCAATCAATCACAATCATGAAGGCCGGGCCATATGAGCTTATCAGCTCAGGTAATGGCCTGGCTTATGAGCTAATCAATCATGGCAATGAAGACGGCGCGCCGTGGTCTGTATTTGTGCAAGACGATGACGCCAGCCAATTCCGCCAAGAGCTTGACAATATGGAAGCCGCTCGCCCGTCTATGCCGTCCCGTGACGTGCTAGGCTATATGTGGGCGACATACTGGCAGGGGGAAGAATGATGCACGTCAACGTCAAAGCCCCAAAGGGCGCAATCTATGAGACGCCAGCGCAAGCTATCCAGCACATATGGCTTTATGGCCTATTCCCGCAACGCCATTGGCAAGACGTTAGTTTCGGGCGCGACATTGCTGCAATAAGGCGCGTGCATGAAGCGATGAAGGGCAAAGACTATAGTGCATTCATTGCTCATAAGCGGCGCGGCTTTTGGCGCGTGGAGCTGGCACAATGAGCCGCCCCCTATCCCTAGCCCTCCACTGCCTACGCCATGACACTGGCGCGGCGCTTGCCCTTGCGGCGATCATTATAGGAGCGTTTCTGATATGACCGCATACAACCCCATAGCAGCGATGAACCGGCTTAAGGCGGCGGGCTTGCCTGCCAAGCAAAGCGAGGCCTTGGCGCAAGAGCTGCAAGGCGCTATAGAAACGCATGTGACCAAAGAGGAGCTGAGCCAATCCCTTGCCGCTATGAAGGCGGACCTAACCGCTACCATATGGACAGCGGCGGCGGCTTTGGCAGGCATTGGCCTAGCCGCTCTTTCGGTCGCCGTTTCCCTTATCGCGCGTTGATCTAACGCCTTATAGCGCCGGGCGCGTTCGCCCGTCCGGCTCTATGGTGGCGCTAGTGCCGAATTGAATGGAAAGGGCAGGCTATGGCAACATATGAATGGACCGAGGAAAGCGCGGAGATAACGCGCCTTGCCTCACAAGTGGACGCGATAGAGATAGCCGGTTGCACGGATGACGGAGACGCAACCGAGTGGGTTAGCGATGGCGTGGGCGCGGACTTTTGGTCCGTCTATTTCCACTTTACGCCAGAATGGCCAGCCGATCCCAATGGGCTGGCGGGCGCAATGTGCATCGCTGACCGCGACACGCTGGAACAAGCGCGCGCCTATGCCGCCGAATTGAGCGCGGCGCATGGCCTAACTGTAACGGAGTATTGAGCCATGACGCGCATTGATCCCGCCACACTATCCCGCGCGGATGCAATCGCCTTTCGCGAATCGGAGCTGGCCAGACTGGAAAGCGCCCGCCTTGTTGCTGGCATTGCGTCCGGCCCTTTGAAGCGGCGCGCCAAGGCAGCAACCGCCGCCCATCATGCCAATATCATGGCCCTAACAAGCGCCATAGATGGCCCTATGCCCGATGACATAGCGGCGATGACCGATGACGAATTGCTGGCCGAATTGAGACAATAGCCGAAACGTGCCCCCCCCCCTTTTGGTGGAAATAAGGGGGCACGTCCGGGCGCACTCGCCGCGCGCTCGCTGATGATGGCAGGCGATTGAATGGAAGATTGGAGGACGGAACTATGGCCGACGAACCGAAATGCCCGAACTGCGGCACAACTAACGGCATCTATGCGAAGGCGGATTTGCGCTGGCAGGCCATGACGCAAAGCTGGGAAATCTCTGAGGTCGAGGACACGCTGGATTGCACGGAATGCGATCATAGCTGGAGCTTATCCGACAGCGATTTTCCACAGTATGAGGAGGCCTGAGCCATGGCTTTCATCAATACTGCCAACCTCGGCAAGGTGCAGGATGCACTCATGAGCCGCGACCCCGCCGCTTGTGCAGTGGCGATCGGCATAATCACAAATGCGCGCGATGGCTTAGCGGATCCCGGAATGCGTGATGCGGCTAACGATCGATACGGCACCGACGATATCGAAATTGATGACGAGCCAGCCACCAGCGCGGGCGAGGGCGGGACTTGGGTTGCCGCATGGGTATGGATAGAAGACCCGGACGAGGAAGAAGAGGAGGGCGAGAAATTTCCCTCGCTGTCACTCGACAACATGAGCCGCGAAACGCCGTGGCAGAACGAGGAATAAAGGCGAAACACCCCCTTTCCCGGTTTAGGGCCGGGCGGGGAGTGTCGCGCGGGGATGGATAATGACACATACCCTGTTTCGTAGTATGAGCGGACGAGCTGAGCGTTGGAGCGCTCGGCCCGTCCTAACCAACCGAACCTGTAAGGAGGATTCGATGGCTGCAAACCCTTTGCCTGATCAAGAGACATTGCTCAAGCTGCTCCGGTATGAGCCGGAAACTGGCAAGCTGTATTGGCTCGAACGTTCGATTGAAATGTTCAGTCATTGCAAACAAGGGGCAGTACGTCATTGCCGGGCTTGGAATACTAAGAATGCGGGTAACGAAGCGTTCACAGCAATTTCTGAATACGGGTATCTGCGCGGATGCATAAATCGCCAATTCGTCCATGCTCACAGGGTTGCGTGGAAAATGGCGTATGGTGAAGATCCAATCTGGATAGATCACATTGACCACAATCCACAAAACAACCGCTTGAGTAACCTGCGCAGCGTTACCCATAAAGAAAACATGCGAAATGGGAGGTTGAGAAGGACTAACAAAAGTGGGCAAACAGGAGTTTGCTTCAATGAACGTGACAACCGCTGGGTCGCTGGAATTGTCGTGGATGGACGGACTATAGGATTAGGCTACTACCGCAAAAAATCCGACGCTGTGTCCGCTAGATTGGAAGCCGAAGTCAGGTATGGCTTCCACCCAAATCATGGCAACCAGACGTGAAGAAGCACCCATCCCTTTTGGCCCGACCGAAGGAGCTAGTTCAACTCGCCGGAGATTGGCGCGGCGGCCTGCCCGATGGCGGGGCGATGTGTGAGCAAAAGATGGATGGCGTCCGTGCCTATTATTTAGGCTATACCCTGCGCACACGCGAGGGGATCGAGATCGGCGGGGTAGGGCATATTCTGCACCGCCTCGCCGGGATCGAGCGCGCCTATGGGCGGCCACTGTTCTTTGATGGTGAGTTCATCGCGCCGGGCGGCTATCTGGCCACGCTGCGGCACATAGGGCAGGGGCTGCGCGCGCCGGAGGGTGGCACCCTGCACCTGTTCGACACGTTGCACGCCGAGGAATGGCAGTCGAACGATTGCGACCGTCCCCTCTATGAGCGCAAGGCCATGCTGACCCGTCTCGTGAGAATGCAGAGCGATGACGATGACGGGTGGACCTGGAGGGCTGGGACGTATGGCAAAGAGCCTGACGGGCCTCCTGTGGCGATTATTCCCGATGTCTGGTGCGCCACCCAGGCCGACGTAGAGCAAATGGCCGCCGAGATATGGGCACGGGACGGGGAGGGCGTTGTCGTCAAGGATCCTATGGGACTATACCGGCGCGAGCGGTCGAACGCCTGGCGCAAGTACAAGCGCAACGGCTGGGCAACGCGCAAGGTGGCGTAAGGAGTGAATTATGGGCACTGTCAAAACATACCCCTTCGATGCAACGAAGTATATCAAGACCGACGAGGATCTTGTTGAACTGCTGCAAGACGCATTCGGCACGGGCGAACTGCCCTATATCCGGCTCGCCATCCTGCATTGCATCAAGATCAAGGACGCAACGAAAATCGCGCAGGCAACAGGCTTGAACAGGCAGGCGCTCTATCAGGCGTTCGGCAAGGATGGCAACCCGACGATTCACACGGTCGTCAGCGTCCTTGCTGCGCTCGATCTTGGCGTGCGGCTGGGGGTATCCCCCCTTTCGGGAGAATAACAGTGGAATACGAACTACAGGAGATAGAGGCGCACCAAGGCCCGGATCTGACTTTTGAGGGCCGATTGCTGGGGGATTATTCCGCCAAGAGCAAGAGCGCGCCCCGGTGGACCGATTACGAGGTGTGGGAGACGCGCGGCGGCGCCTGGATCGTGGTCGTCATCGGCCGCACGATCGAGGAGAGCGAGCAGGACTATTACAGCGTCAAGGTGCTGGCGCAGGGAGACGAGCAGGCCCGCGTCATCGAGGCGATGGACTTCATGCGCTGGGGCTATGGGCCGCGCGCGCTGGCGAAGCGGCTGGGGTGGAATTTGAAGGTGAGGGTGGAGTGATGGGCCTGAACATCATGCTGATGACGCCAGAAGGCTCATATCACCCCGATTGGGACGACGGGAAATTCGCTGGCGATCGCGAGGCTTGCGGCCTTATCTGCGGACTTCCGAATATCCAGGAATGGATCAATGAGATTGACGCCCGCTACCGGCCGTATGATTTCGCAGCTTGGCGCGCGGCACCATGGCCGGATGACAATCCCGACCGATGGTCGCATCTCATCGACTTGCTGGAGGCGGACGAGCGATATTGGATCAACTTCTCGTATTGAGGGTGGAGTGATGGCAGTTCCGTTCAAAGTCGGCGACATCGTGACGCGGGATGGAACCGACCTCCAGAAGATCATCGAGATCAACGACGTGGGCGATCTGATCCTTGTCGAGTGCGTAAAAGAACCCTTGGGCTATCTAAATGATGACGGGTCGCGCGGCACGCCGTGGTGCGCTATTGGCGAACAGGAATGGAATTTGTCCCGGCGTTATGAACATGCTGGGACGCTGGTAGATGGACTAGCCCACCCCCTATCGTGCGAAACTGGTCCACCCCCTTTCGCGGGAATGCGGGCGCTGGGCCAGCCGTAACCCCAGCCCAGCGCCCTACCGACTCCCCAAGGGCCGGATCTCAGATAAGCGACAGGATAGTGAACTCGCGGCTATAGGTGCCCGGCTTGAAGCGGCCTCCCACCGAAGCGATGTCATCCTTGATGGTGCCGAAATAGGTCTTGGCCTGCCTGTATGCCGTGGCCTCCGGGTCGAAACACCAAAGCGCGGGCTTGCGCTTGCCCAGCTTGCGCACCAGCGGCTCGAACATCGTCATTTCCTCGGCCTCGGTCAGCCAGCCCAGCTCGAAGCGCAGCGAGCGCATGATGAGGCCGTCTGTGCTCTCGGCAACCCCCCATCGTCCGAATAACAGGTCGCCCTGATCGAGTACCCCCCTCTCGAAACCCGCTGAGTAATAACGGCTCGGCGTCACCTTCTGGCCGAGGATCAAATTGGCCGCTTCGAAGTCTCCAGTGTGGGAACCTATGTCTATGCGCCACCACCGCTTCAAATGCACGAAAGGCAAAGACCAGTGGGAATGGTAAAGGCCATCGTCGCTGGTGATCGACGGGGAGATGAAGGGCTGCACACCGCTGTCATAGTCCGCTGTCCCGTCAACTGCGGCCTGCGTATCGGCAAAGCGGAATCGGATGGTGGTTCCCGCCTGCGCGTTGGCACCCAGCAGGGAAACGAAATCGACCTTCTTACCGCCCACTCCAAAATCCCCCCTAACCCAAAGGTTCGTGTTCCCGCTCGACTTCCACGTCATGCCGATATCGATGAACTCGTTGAGGTGCGAGGCGGGCTTCGTCGCCGTCTCGTTTCCGGTCGTGATGGTGCCGAGAGGCGTCGGGATTACGACAAAAGGTAGCTGCGGCATATCATCCCCATGTGGTCACGGTTGAAGTCTCGCTCTCGAAGTCGACGGCAATCTCGACAACGGCGGCGGGCAGGTTGGCGGATCTCTCTGTGTCGATCACGGTGACGGTGGGCGTCGTCTGCTGATAGGCCAGCCCAAGCGCGAAGCTCTCCCCGCTGATCTGCTGGGTAAAGCGGCGCCGGTCGGCCTTCAACAGCGTGTGACGCGCGGTACAAATAGCCTGCGCGTCGGCAATCGAGTCGAAGAAGGTGGGCAGCGGCTCGTCCGTGTTGCGCGCGAGATTGCCGTACTTCGTGTCGACGGTGGAGTCCGGCCCGGCGGTGACGGTGCGATACTCCTGCGTGATGAAGCCGATGCGGGATGCGGTTGCGGGCATCAGTCTTTCCCCTCATTCCAGCGGATTATTGCCTCGCGCGCGGCCTGATAGGCGTTCACCACGCCGGCATGGCGCTGGGCGCAGATCCAGTAGAGCGCGGCGAGGTCATTGTCCTTCGTCGCTATCTCCGCCCTCGATCGGTCCGCCAGCGGGGGCAGGCTGGCGCACGGTGCAGACAATGCCGCCTCCAGTTCGGCGGACACAGGAGCCGCCCGTTCGGGTCGCGTTGATGGCGTCGAACATGCGCTGAGAAATGCCAAGGTCAGGATCGGCAAGGCGCGGGTCATGAATGATCTCCCGTTGAATGATCGTGTTGCTGGAGGCGCGCAGGCGCTGGATCTGCTCGCCTTGCGTGGCGACATCGGCCGCGATGGCCGAGAGTTGTGCGAGAAGCCGCTGTTCAGATGCGCGGGCGTCGGCCTGCATGTCTGCGCGCAGCGTGGCGTTGCGCGCATTCGCCTCTGTCCGCTCGGCATCCCGCCCCGAATCGTAGATCCACCACACGCCAAACAGCACCGCGCACACGATGCCGATATGGGGCAGGAAGCGCAGGAGGATGGCGGGCATCAGTCGCCCCGCTTACGCTTGTGGCATCGCGTGCAGACAGCGCCATCCTCTTGGCCGGTGTCACGATTAAACTGGGGCTTCCAGTCGTGAGGCTCCAGCGGCTTGTGATCGGCGGAGCTGCCCGCGTAAGTGGTCTGGCACTCAGTGCATCCTTCGCAGGGGCGAACAGCCTCACCCGTGTCCCACCGCTCCGCCTTGCCGCATTTGCAGCGTTTATACTGCATCGTCGTTTCCTTTCAGTCGTTCGATCATGACAATTTGCACTCCATCTGAGCGGCCTCGACGACCTTCTGCAAAGGCGCAACGAACTCGGCCTTCACTTTGAGGATCAGGCTGTCAGCGGTAAGGCCCGGATGTTCGGTGTAAGAATATCCGGCAGCGTCGAGATGCCGCTTGAAGATTGCCAACTTCCACTTGTCGATTGCAATGCCTGCGGTTTTCATCACCCAGCACTCCTGTTGCGGCTGCCCACGCTGGAGCCGAGGAAAAAGCCAAACGCCATCATGCTGATCGCCTCGGCCTGTTTCTGGATGCTGGCGCGCTCGGCCTCGGTCGGCGTGTGGCTCAATATCCACCCGCACACCGCAATCCACGCGAATATGGCGAGCAGGGCCACGCTGAGCACCGCCCAGCTCGGAATGTGCGTCGGCGTGGCGCGCGGCGCGGTGGCGGGATCAGCGGCCTCCTGAGCGGCGGGCGCAGGCATGATGTCCAGCGGGTCGGTCATTTCGCCCAAGCCCCGGTCTTGCCATGCAGCCAGGTGAGAAACTGCCCCACCGTCTTGCCTTGAAGGATCGAGGGGTTGGCGCGCGTCGCCGCGTCACCCGCGATCAGGTCTGCCCGCGCGTTCACATCGGCACCGATCACTTGCGCCGCCATGCCGGCGCCAAAGAAGTGCGCGGCATACAGCGAGGCCTTGTTGATGGGGATGCCCTTGGCGCGCAGCACCGCGACGTTCTTGGCGGTGAACGTCTTGGCGCGGGCGATCTGCTCCTCGCGCGACGGCATCAGCCCGCCAAACGCCTTGGCCGGATCGTTACCCCATTTGCCGCCCTCGGCGATCCATGTCGTGCGGATGAACTGGAACAGGCCGGAGGCGGATGAACTGCCCGCCTTGATGTAGGGCCGATCGCCACTCTCTATCTTCGAGAGCATAGGCCAGTAATCGTCCGGTATTTCGGTTGAGGGCGCCGCTGCGTTCATGCCAAGCGCCTTCGCGATAGCCTCCAGCGTGACCGGGCCCGGCACGCCATCAGCTTGCACGCCAACGCGGCGCTGGATGTCTGTCCAGGTTGTCATATTACCTCCATTTTGGATATTTAGTCCCGAAGAGGGACGGATTTGAGGACTCGACTCTCCGCCGCCCCGACGCGATGCTGCGCGCGGGCAATGGAGGAGAAGATTATGCGATTCGTCAGATGCTTGGCGGCGATGGCCGCATTCGTGTGTTCAACAGTGGCCGGGCAGGCCTGGGCAAGCGGCAGGGGGACGACCATCATCCACCTGCAAAGTGATCCTGCTCAGACCCCTCTTTCTTCTTTATATCTGCAAATCGGTTACGGCGGCCTATACGGAATTAAAGGCCTTTTTTACCCGTTCAATCTCGGCCATTGGGTAGCCGGCAGCACCATAGATCCACGCTTCCGCATCAGCAGCATTTACGGCTCCACCACCGCTCAGGCCGACACGCTCACCTTAAGACTGTTCAAATACAAGGCCCCACTGAGTGAACGGATCAGCTATTTCAACTTCGACTTTGCCCCAGGCTCCTTAGCCTCGATCGGAACGTTTCAGTCGATCGGAGCACTGAATGCGACGATGACAGTGGATTATATTGCCCAACCCGCTGTCCCCGAGCCCGCCACCTGGGCATTGCTGATCTTAGGCTTCGGCGCGACGGGGCAGGTATTGCGTACCCGCCGCCGCCGCGCCGCCCCCATTACGGCGTGATCGTCAGGGCGCGGGTGATGCTGCCGCCCGCGCTGTCCTGTATTGTGACGGTGTGGTATTCAGTCGCACGCCCACCGGCATCGCCCGAAAGCGGGTGCATGATCTTGGCGAGATCAGAAATCACAACGTCGATCGGGTATGCGCCGTCTTCGACCAGTGCGAAGCCGTAAGAGCCGTCCGACCGCTGCGTGAAGGGGCCGGTCAGCAGATCGGTCGGTCGGCGGCCATTCGCTGTCGTGTTGGTGAAGTCGACAACGATGTTGCCCTGATGCGCGATACCGCCCTTGCCCGGATTGGTGTCACCACCGCCTTGCAGATTGGCCCCACCAGGAATCGCGACCTGTGTGCTGTGGCCGATCACGTTGTTGAAGGCGCGAACCGTTCCCGCATCAATGTATGGATTGGACAGTGTGACCGCCACGCCCTGCGTTATCGGACGTTCAGCCGGGCCGACCAGTGAAGTCAACTCGACGTGTGCAATGCCATCATACCCAGCGTCAAGCCCGCGCCCAGCACCATTTGCGTATATGCAGTTGATGACGACAGCCTCGATCGGACAGAGCATCCCTGCACTGCTTGCGATAATGAGCTGATGGCTGGGCGCTATGACATTGGCAATTGATGCGTCTGTCGAGTATGTTAGCCCATCGTCATTGCCAAACTCGTCTTCCATAAGAAGATTGATAGGCCCCTCGTGGTAATAGTCTATCTCGTAGCGCCAGGTTACGCCGCCATCAACTATGTCGCCGGCAGCCGCGCCACCCGAAGGGCCGGGGTTGCCCTGCCCTCCAACAGCGACGCCGGCTGCATACCCTGGCACAGCAGCGCGCGCCACAACTTTATATATCTTCTTCTCTTCTTTATTGAGGCAGCGTGTCTGCGGGCTGATGGTCCAAGAAGAACTGGTATTGCCATTCGGATAGGCAGAATATGGATAAAGGTATCCGTCGCCTGCGCGTCCAATCTGCACTTTGTCGCCATGGTTGATGTTTTCGGCCAGCCTGCCCGCGAAGGTGTCAGGATTATTGATGAGCCGGTTGCCGCTCGTATCAATCCATGTTTCATCGTCGGCGAACACCCCGCGCGGCACCTGTAGCGGAACACCTCTCGATGTGCGCAGCAAGTCAGCAATCGGCCACATAATGAAATCATTGTCCCTGATGGCGGTGATGCGACCACCGCTGAGCAAGCCAACGAAGTTCAGGCCCCAGATCATGTTGTTGCGGATCGTGATTTCTTCATAGAAGCGATACAGCGCGAAGGTGTTCCAGTTCGCGAAGTTCGACTGCACCTCACCCGGCACGAACATATGGCCGATGCGGTTCCCCTCGATCAGAATGCGCGCATAGCTGGACGCGGTGAAGGCAAGCGTGCCGTTGAAGCAATAGTTGCCCAGCGGCACGAGTATCGAGTTGCGCCAGTGGATGCCTCGGCCCACGAGATTATCCCACTGCGCGGCAACGATGGGGTCATGGCCGACATCTGGCTCAACCAGCAGGCCTCCAGTTCCGAAGTCCTTGTATCCAGAGACATCATAAATCCCCGTCCATGTCCCGTTTTGCAAGCGAATGCGATACCAACTCGTGCCATCGGGCGTAATCGCCTGATAGACGCTCTTAAACTGCGCCGGGGAGTTGGCGGTGAAATCACGCGCCGGGTCGATGGTTTGCCCCTGATACCCTGCCCATGACTGTCCGCGCGTCACGGCGCGAATCCGTTCGCGACGGAGCCATGTCCGCGTGGTGAGCAGCGCGAGGCGTCCTGTCGTCGGCTTGGTGGGCGCGGCCACGACGGTTGGCGTGGTGATAACGGTATCTCGCGTCTCGGCCGTCGTAGTCTGCCGGATTGTGATGCTGGGGCAGAGGGACGCGAAATTGTCCGGCATCGGCGTACTGGTCGCCACCAGCCACGGCGCACCGTCAATCATCGCAACGGTCAGATAGGTAGCCGCCGCGCCGATAACCGAGAAATTCTGTGCTCCCACTGTCGAACTGATCTTGCCGATCTTCTTGCCCGCTGGCTCTTTGGCATAGATTGTCGAAAGCGTGCCCGCGCCATACTCCTCGGAGATGACCGCATCGACCAGGGGGGTGACAATATATTCCAGTTCGATGGCGGCTAGGTCCATGCGCGACGCTGCGGCTTGAAACTTGATCGCAGTCTCGGTTGTGGTGAACTCGACATAGGCACCGCCGCCGTCGCAGATGCTATAGCCGGTCGTGGCGTCAGGGGGCGTCGTCCAGTTCCCCCGCACGGTCGCGACTTTGGTTGTGCCGTTGTAGTCGATGATTTCCTTGTACTGGCCCGATCCGGTGCCGGAGGTGAGCAGGACCGTCCTGCCCACGCAATAGTCATCGACCGCGCTAGCGCCAGACGCCAGCGTGATGGTGTCCACGCCGCCCGCCTGCGCGGTCCCGGTGGCACTGACATTGGATTGCAGCCACGCCGCGGCGCTCATGGCCGCGCCGGTCGCGTCCTTGACCTGGTTTGCCGCGATGCTCGCGTTACCGATTGGGGGGATAAGATCCGTGCCGTCGCTGTTCTTCAATATCTTGAGGCCGGTTGTGGACGAGCCGACCAGGCGGCCCACGGCAAGATACATGCGATATGTACCCGGCCCGTCGAGCAGATCAATGCGCCACGCCGCGCCGCCCGCTGTTGCGGCAATGCTTCCAGAAAGACGTGAATGGTTCGGCGCCGTGTAGGCGGACGAACTGCTGATCGTGCCGATCTTGCCAAACGTCATCCCGTTGCGGGTGGTGGGGTACACATCCGAGACTAGCACATAGGTGTGCGGGGTTACTTCGCCCCATGAGCCAGCGGTGGAACGGAAATGATAGGAATAGCGTGCCATCAGCGGGGAGTCCCTGTGAATGAAATGGTGCCGCCAATGATGGTGGCAGAGATGCCGTATGGCGGCAGGCCGGAGACCGAGTACGGCACTGTGCCGCCCGAAACGGTGAGGCTGTCGGAATAGGCGACGTTGAACTGCGCCGGATCGAGCGTGCCGGTAACGGTGAGCGATGCGTTCACGCGCTCGACATCAATCACGAATGTCGTGTCGAGGGGCAGTGCGGCATCGGGGTGTGTTTGCCGGACGATGACGGTGAGTGTGGGCGTCGCCAGCGCGTCGATGTCGGTCGCGCCGACAACCAGGTCTGTGCCGATGAGCGCCACCCGTCCGCCGTGTCCATCCACAAGCGACGGGCTGGCGCCCGCTGTGGTGCCTCCCAGCGCGCCGATGACAGCGCCCGGCGCTGCCGCTTCGCTGATTGTGGTGGCGCTGAGCGAGAGCGGCGACAATATGGTATCCAGCACGTTCGTGACCGTGATGGCGATCGTGGATTGGCGCGTTGGCACCACTGCCGTCGCAAGCGTCTCCTCGACGATGATGCTGTGCGATACCCCCGCCTCGAAGTTGAGCGCGGTCAGGCCGGTCACAATGCCGTTGGCCGCTCCGTTCAAGGCGAAGCGATTGCCCGCGTCGTCGATGAGGGTGATAGTTGACCCCGGCGTGCGGCCAGACAGCAGGCCGATCGCCGCGCCAGGCGCGGTGTTCTCCGGCACACTGCTTGAGGAGAGGGTGAGGTTTTGAAGGGTGGCAGGCAGCACCACGCCGCCAGGCGATCCCGTCGTCAACATTTTCAGTTGCGCGAGAAGTAATGTCATAGAGTGCTCCCATGCAGAGAGTTTGGTGATGGAGTCTTCGAGAAGGGCGGTTGTTTCGGCGAGCCACTGGTCATCAGGCGGCATCATGCGAAGGTCCACAGGCCGACACGCGCCGTGTCGGAGTTTGGCGCTGGCGCGGTGATCTTGGCGTGAACGCGGGTGCCCGCAGGGAGAGCTTTACGAACGACAGGCGATATGGCTGATGCCAGATAAGGCGATAAGGTTATCACGTTGAGCATGTCTGGATATATCTCGACCTCACTGCCCGGCGCTCCAATGCCGATCGCGAGGCGGCTGCGCTGTGCTGTGGCGGGAACGGAGTCGTTGCAGGCGGAGACGATGAACGCCCCAATGTCAGCAGGCAGGCCGGAGGAGGACGTGATCTCTACCCAGGTTCCTGCGTTGCCGACCGGGCTGGCATGGGGGTAAGTGCCGCCAGAGCTTACGTTGACCCCTGTGCAGGCGGCAAAGCCGGGCGCGGCCTGCGCGTTGGCATCGAAGGGCACCATTGCGGCGCGCATGGCCTGGCTGGCGGCCTGACAGCGCAATGCCACCTCCACCGTATCGCCAGCAGCAAGGGCCAGCGGCAAGGGGATGCGGTTCCAGCTATTCGTGCCGGGGTTGATGTGCAGGTCGGGAAGGATGATGGTGGAGCCGTTCTTGCGTAGGCTCCACTGGCACCGCATTGTGGCCGTGCCGACACCGCCCACATGAAGTATGAGGCCGGAACAAGCCGTATCAATGTCGCCCAATGAGACGTAGCTTCCCAGCACATGCGCGCCGCCGCCGCTGGTGACGGCAATGGCGTCTGCCACAAGATCATCCAGCTCATAGCTGTGGTTGGGGTTACCGGGCTGGGAGGCGCCGCCCGCGCCGAGCGGATAGAAAATGTTCCCGCTCATGGTTATGCGCTCTGCGTGTAAAGCAGCAGGCCGGTGATGCGCGCCGAGCCTGTGGGTTTGAAGACTAGCCCCTTGTTGCTGCCTGTGATCCACAAGGGATCGGCCTCGTTGAACTCACGGAAGCCCGCTCCCGCGCCTGAGAAGTTGAGCAGGTCAAGCTGTGCAGCGTCGCTGACCGGGCCGTTCCACACCGCCAATTCATTTGCGGCGACGGGCGTTATGAGGCGGAAATAGTGGACCCGGATGGTCTGGCCTGCCACCGCCGCAATCTGCGCGACTTCGGCTGAGCTGCTGATGTCGATGATCTTGCGGGAATAGCGGCCCACCTTACCAAGCTCGAACGGCGGCAGGCTGGTAGCCGGCGTCCCCATCAGCGCTTCAATGTTTTCCAGCGCCGTCAGCGATTCCGCCGAATTGGTGTCGACTATAGGCAAGGGGTTGCTGGCGTCGACAAAAGTAGGGTCGTCGCCGACCGCGCCAAACACGACGGCGCGGGGAGTGACAAATTTCGGCATACACAATCCTTTCGTGCAATAAAAAAGGCGCCCGAAGCGCCTGTGAAACCTTGCCTGGAGCGTCGAGCTATTGCGGGTGATCCCGGTCCTCGACCCGTATTTCCGATATGGCCGCCTGCACCTGCTGGCGCATGTTGCCGGGGGCTATTGTGAGGATGATGCCCTCAAGCTGCTGGATGCGCTGGACAAGGCGGATTTCCATCGCTGCGCACCTGTCCCTGTCCGCCTCAGCCTCAGCCTTGATCCGGGTGATCTCGTCGTCCTTTACCTTGCCGATCGCGGCCCAGACGAAGCGTCCCACGATCGCGCAGAAGCTGAAACAGGCGACGCACCCTGCCGCGAAGGCCAAAGCCATCAGCCCGCCCTGCGGCCCCAAATAGTCGATCTCGGCACCAGTCTTCATCTAAACTTCATCCCATTCGATATTGCGGCGGCAATGGCCCGGCCCGTCGCCCAGCAGGCGAAACAGCGCGTCGATGGCAGCCTCACACATTAACCCCCATCTCTTGCCCGCCAGCGCGGCGCGGCCTACGCGGCTACTGATCGTCTCGTCAGTGTTTGGCCGACGCCCGCCAAAAATCACATATTTCGGCCCGGCGAAAAAAGTGTGAGCGCATTGATCGAGCGCGACCATCATCGAGATCAGCCAGAGACGAAAGCGGGCTATCATGGCACCAGCGCCTGCCAGTCCACCTGCGCGGCCAGCACAGCCTCCGGCGCGGTGGCGGCATCAAGCACCGCCTTTTTGGCGCCAATGCGCGCACCCTCCACCACGTCCATGATACCGCCCCATGCGTCGGCAATCGCAACCACCGTCGCGGCGAGGGTGGCGACGATAACACCTGTCGCGGCGGCTTCCGCCTCCAGCATCGGCACGCTGGCGTTGCTGTCCGCCAGATAGGCCCGCGCCTGTGCTTCCTTGCGTTGATAGCGCACCATCTGGGTTTCGCCCGGCGTGACAAAATCCTTGCAGAAGGCCTCTGCTTCGGCGTCGATCCGGGCGTAAAGGGCCGGGCGCAGCAGAGTGAGATCGAGGCTGAGCACAGTCGATCCGTTTACGATTTCGCGCGTTATACCGGATGCTGGAAACTCAAACCAAATCTTGCCCGCAAGGTCTTGATACCGCATCTCAGAGAGCGGAAATTCGCCAAACTGATGAACGGCGCCAGTGGCGGTGTCGAGAATGATTAAATGTGCCATAATATTTCCTATTTGTAGCGGCGATCCGCAATCAGGGATGACTGGCCAGCGCCGCACACAACCGAGCTATCCTGTCCCAGAAAATCGAGGGTGATGGTGTGCGTGCCAGCACCGACTGAGGCTTTTTCGGCGCACGAAGGAGCGTCGTTATATGCCCCACCAGAGCGATATACGACCGTCACGCCGTTGAGCAGTATGCGTATGCCCCAGTTGCGTGCGCCAGAAGCAAAGCCCAGCGCCACGAAGGCGCTCAAGTGCAAGTCGGCCGCCATTGTCGTGGTGATGTTGTAGGTGACGATAGTCTGCCACGCGTTGTTGCCATAATAGGTGGAGCCGCTGACCTGCGAGTAAAGCAGCGTGATGGCGTTATCCTGGACTGAACTCGTATTGACCTTATCCGTCAGCACATTGCCCGAGCTGTCGAGGCCATTGTTGGCCTTGCCAGCCCCGCTGGCCACCGTCGCGGCAGAGGCGCCGCTCACCGTGCCCGTCACATCCCCGGCGAAGGCCACGCTTGCCGATGGGCGATAGGGGTTCTCCCCTCCGCCGGTCGCCTTCACCAGCGTCGATTTGATCGCGCCGGCGGCGTTGATGTCCTTATCGACCGAGCGATAGGCCTGCACCGCAAAGCTGTAATACTGGTCTGGCGCGGTGCCAAACAGGATGAAGGCGCGCTTGTTGGCGGGAAGGGTGAAGACTGTTTCGGCGGCGGGCGTGGTGCCAAAGGTGTAGGCCGATGCGCTGCTGCTCTGATAGAGATAGACCAGAAAGCCGTCTATGTCCCCCTCGGTGCCGCCCCAGCTCCATTCAAAGCTTATGTCGGCCGAGCCGTTGGATTGCAGCGTGTGATCCACCGCCGTGCCATCGGTGGCCACCGTCGGCGCTGCTACCGCCGCGCTGTTGCGGTCGTTGCTGGCGTTGAAATTCGTCGTTGCTGTGGCCACCGTGTCGGCCGAGACGCCCGCCACCAGCGTGCCGGACGGTGCGCCCTCGGTGGCCCGGCGATCGCCCGGCCCCATTGTGTAAACGGGCGGAACCGTCTGGTTGGGGTCGACCTTGGCGATGAAGCCATCCGAGAAGAAAATATAGGGGTCTGCCTGTCCGCCGGGGCAGACCGCGCGAATATTGAGGAAGGCGAAGCGGATCGCCGAACCATTCGGAATGTTAACAAAAGCGCCTACTCGTGTCGCTTGTGTCGGATCACCGTCGCTAAAATCTGTTGTGCTTGTTGCAACCGGCGCGGTCGCACTCGCTACTTCTGAAACATAAGTCCCGTTACCATCCCAGAACTGTAGATTTGCCAGCACGTTGCAACGGTGGCCAGCCACCAGCGCCGAATAATAGAGCCGGTCGCCAGGCATGACCGGCACTGCCCACCTGAGTCCCTTGTCGAGGTTCGTCGCGCCCGGCCCAAGGCTGTAGTAAGCATCAAACACCTTACCCGCCGCTGGTGTACCTGTTACCTTCGCCCAAGCGACGTTTTTGGTGCCAAACCAGTTGTTGGGGGAGCCAGTTAAATTCAATCCGCGCGTGACGGGCAGTCCGCTATCTCCGTCCCACCCCGCCGACCATCCCGTCAGCCCGTTCGTGAACTCGGAATTGACGACAAGGTTGGAGCCAAGCGCCAGATCAGCCCGCTTTGCCGCCTCCGCCGCGATCTTGTTGAGCAACGCCTGCCGCGCCGCATACACATCGAGGAATTTCTGCCTGAACGTGCTGCCCACAATTGTCGTGTTGCCGGTCAGGTTAGACCACAGCACCGGGCTGGTCAGCGTCGCCAGATAGGTGGTGAGCGCTGAAACGGCGGTGTCGTAGGTCGTCTTCTCGGTCGTGATCGAAAAGGCGCTGGCCTGCGCATCGATGCCCGCCTGCTCCGCCACGATGGCGTCCCGATCCTGAATGACGCGCGGCTTCTCATCCGGGGTCAGCAGGCTGTCCGAAGCAATATTTGTGAGCGTCGTCAGCGCTGCGTCGGCGTCGGCCTGGGCGGCGTCTGCCGCAGCCTGGGCGGCGGCAATGGCTGCGGACTGCACCGCATTCGTCATCCGCGCCCAATTGGTGTTTACGTCCGTCGGAGTCGACCCCGAAACCGGCGTTGCGCCTACGAACAGCCAGCGCGAGCCATCATCAAGCGAAACGATGTTGCCGTCCCGATAGACTACCGAGGCAGAATACAGCCCCTTGTCGATCAGTTCGGCCTGAAACGCGATCTCGTCAAAGCTCTGTACCCGCCAGCACTTGTCTCCACCCATCTGAATGCGGGTATAGGGCGGAGACACCTGTATCTCGACATTGCTCACCACGCGCGGCATGGACTTCGCCTGCGCATCGAGCGAGGCGACGGGAGAGGCGATCGCCACCCGCGTCGTGAACAACTGCCCCAGCCACGATACGCCTGCCTGCGCGTTGCAGCTTATCGCGATGTCGCGCGCGAGGTCGATTACCTCCTGCTGTTCTGTCAGATAGAGGCTGATGTTGCCTCCCGCCGGCAATGCCGCCAGAGCCGAGTCCAGCGCGTTCAAGGATGTCGTGTCGATGAGGCCGCCAGAGATGGACAGCGCCGAGCAGATGCGTTGCAGGATGGCACCGGGCAACCTGCGCCATGTCGAACTGAGGTAATCCCCCTCTATGTCCGCGGTGATGACGCCATAAGGCGGCGCACCGAGGCGAATGAGGCCGGATGCGAGGCATGTCGCCCATCGCCCCGCCGGGATGCTGGCGGCCACCAGAGCTGTATAATCGGCATAGTTGCCGAACGATGCACTGAATGCCGCGCCGCGCTCGTAAAGCGTCGTGACCGCCTTGATCGTGCCATAGGCGCTCACCTGAAAAACCGAATTGATGCTGTCGATCAGGATGGGCTCGATGTTCTTCGGCGCACCAAATGCCCACGGCTTCGACTTGCCCTTGATGTCGGCGCCACCCTCAAGCCCGCCCGTCCCGGCATAGGTGGCCGAAAGCACCTTCGCCTGAAACGGCTCCTCATCGACCGTGGCGGACAGGGACAGCTTGTTTGCCTGCACCCGAAATCCCTCGACGCGGCCGACGAATATCTTGGTCCACGGCCACGCCTGCCCCGTCGCGCCTGAATATACGGTGATGGATGCCCCGGCCCACACGAAGCGTCGCGCGTTGGCGTCCAGCTTCTCCAGCGCCGTCACCGCGATTTCCATCGAGATTTGGCCGGAGTTCACGCCCGATGAGAAATCGCCGTCGAACAGCGTTATGCCCATAGATGGCTTGCGCGTGATGCCGGGCCACCATTTCACGCCATTCAACCCGTTGACGCCGCGGTCTTGCAACGACGACACGCGCAGCGTCGGCCTCGTGCCGGCGACCGGATCGAGCGGGGTGATTTCGGCAAGGATGTGCATCAGAAATTACTCGCCGCCGGGAACGGTGCGCGCCCGGCCTGGGCCAGCAAGGCCATATACTGCTGCACTAACGCAGTCTGGCGCGACACATTATCATTCACCGCCGAGAGAGCATTCACGACCGCCGTGGTCTGCTGCTGCGTCGCGTCCACAATCGGCGTGGTGTCGAACGGCGTGGCCGCGCCAGACGCGGTACTGAATAGCGATTGCTGCCGGTCGAGCTCGCCCTTTGTGAGCTGCTTCACCTGATCGAGCACAGAGAAATATTCCGGCGCCGAGCCGCTGTATTCGCGCTGGAGGTCGATCAGCGTCTGCGCGGCATTGGCGAAGTCGTCATAGGCTGTGGTGTCGCCAGCCGCGACGCGCGCCGCCAGCGGGTCATAGTCCGCCCTGGCATTCTCCAGCCGCGTGCGCAGCGAATAGCCGGAATCGCCAATCGTCAGGTTCTTATACAGGTCACTGAGGCTGCCGGTGAGCGATTGCATCGCATCCTCGACCGCCGCCTTGCGCTTGATGTTGTACAGTTCTTCAAGCTGCGCGGTTTCCTCGGTGGTGGCGCCCGCTTCCTTGAAGATCTTGATGAGCGATTGGAACTCACGGTTCAAGTCGTCGATCGCAGCGCCTACCGGGTCTTTGATCTTGCGCAGGTCGCGGAATACGCCCTCGAACTTGAGCGCCTTGGCCAAGCCCTTTTCGAGGTCGCCCGCGTTCTTGAGCAGCGCCTGTGTGCCATTGCGCAGGCCGACAATCACGCCATCGCGAATAAGATCCTGCATCGCGAAGCGCGCGGCTTCTTCGGCTCCGTCCTTGCCGAAATCGACGACATCGCCATATTTACTCTTAAGCTTCCCTGAGCGCCCCGTCGTCGAGACGCGCCATTTGCCCTTGTACTGCCCGATGGAGACGCTGCCCCGGCTCGCGTCGACCGTGCCGCCAAGCTGCTCCGCGATGGAGTCGATGTTCTCGACGATGGCGTTGCCGGCGGTGTTTGATGCCTTCACCGCCGCGCCCGAATTGCCCGCAGAGCCAAGGACGGCAAGGTTGCCCGACGCATTGGCGCCGATGGTGGCTGTGCCGTATTTCGCTTTCTTGAACAGGCCGCCGACGGTCCCGCCCAATACGCTACCCACGACAGCGCCGATCGGCCCAGCCACCGCGCTGCCGATAGCGCCACCTATCTGTGCCCCAAGTGTGCTCTGCTTGATGCCGAGGGATTTGAGGACGCCAGACGTTGCGGTGCCTATCGCTGCGCCCTGCATGAGCGGCCCAAGAACCTGCGCAAATTGCTGCATGTTCTTCTCGCCGAAGATGGACTTGCCAATATCCTTGAGGCCGTCCTTTAATGTGCGTTCAACAGTGCGGTTGGCAGTAACCACTATATCATTGTCGTTGGCGGCCGTCAGTGCAGGGTTCGCATCCGCGCCACCAATCTCGCCAGACGCTTTTTGAACAGACTTGGTGAGCGAATCGAGCGCAGACTTGAGATCATTGATCGAGCCAGCCATGCGTTTGCCCGCATCACTCAACGCCGTCTCGCCCTTGATCCGGTCGGTCTGCTTCTGAAAAAAGTCGCCGGTCAGCGAGTTAGTAATCTCATCCGACAGCGCGCGCAGATAATTGTTGAACACGCTCTTGACGAAGCCACCAACAGACGACAGCCCTTTGCCACTCAGCAGGTTGTACACCATGTCATTGACGGCGGCGCGCTGCGCCTCGATGAAGTTGAGCAGTATCTGCTGGCGCCTCTGCTGCTTCTCTAGTTCGCGGGTTTGCTGACGCAGGGCGATATTCGCCTCCAGCACGCTCTTGAGATAGTCGTCAGACAGCGCCCCCTGCTGCTGCTGGATCTGCAAGACCTGCTGCAACGTCTGGGCTTCGACGATACGGCCTTGTTTCTGAAGTTCGCCAACAGCGAGTAGTTCGCGCTGCTTTTGCAGATAATCCTCGACCGGGATATTCGGCGCCGTTTGCTCAAGCACCTTCTTCGCGTCACCGATCTGCTTTACGATAGCCTCATAATTCGGTGGTTTCTTGCGCGAGAAGTCGTCGGCCAGATCATCGAGTTCACGCATGGCCGCGTTAACCGCGCGCACCTGTGGCGGCATGTCGGAAAAGCGATCGGTGATGTTCGCGATCTTCTTGGCCACATCCTCACCGCGTTCTTCCAGCCTGATCTTAGCATTGGCGGCGGCAACCTCCTTGGATGCACTCTCGTTCTTGCGGAGGGCTTCTTCACGCCGTTTGAGGCTTTGCATCTCGCGGTTGAAGTCGGCTTCCGAGATGAGCATGTTCTGGTTCGCGTCCTGTAACGGAACCGGACCTTGCTGCAAGGTGTACTGCCGCCGCTCAAGAAGGCGCGCACGCTCACGGTCAATCTTTGCCTGTTGCGCAGCCTTTGGGTCGGCCGCTTCATTCGCCTTACGGGCTTCCATGGCGGTTTGGGCCTGGGCAAGCGCGTTCTGTGCGTCCCTGAGGTTGACAGAGATCGCCGCGCGCTCTTTTTGTAGGCGGGCAAGCTGAAAAGCGTTCTGGTTCGCGTTGAACAGAAAATCAGTGATCGGACTCTTGGCGTTCAACTTCCCAATTTGGCCATCAAGCTCTGCGAGTTGCGACTGGAGCTGAGAAACAGCGTTTTGGGCAAATGCTTGTGTATTGTCGATGATGAGGGCTTGGGTATTAATTAGACCGCGCGTGGCCTGCGAAAGCTGCTCAATCGCTTTAGTGTAGTTCCCAACTAGCCCCGTCGACGCAACAATGCTGTTACTAAAATCGAGGGTCGACTGCTTGGCGTTGTCACTTTCCTTACTTGTCCCAATCAACGCCGGAATCAACTGCCCCACCAGCGCGATGCCTGCGAACACGATAGCGCCCTGCCACCCCGCCATGATGCGGGCGAGCGCGCCAACCTTGCCGCCAGCTTCCGTCAGCGCGAACGCCATCTGGGAGCCCTGCTGAGCAAGGATTACGAAGGCGTTGGTGCCCATTTGCGCCTGAATGACCACATCCTGCAACTGCTGACCAAGCTGCACAGACGCGAAGCGCATCTGGCGGGTCGAGGTGGCGTTGAGCGCCATTTCACTGCGGAGATGAGTAAGGCGCTGCGCATATTGTGATGCGGTTATATCGCCGCTCTTTAGTGCATGATCGGCAAAGGCGAGTTCCTGATTGAACCGCTTCTGCGCGAAATAGGCGGGGTCAACCTGCTGGCGGATCTCAAACAGGGCTTGCTCATATTGCTGAGCGAACTGCGCTGCCTCGCGCATTTTCTGCGCATCGCGGAACGCCGCCGACAATCGACTCCCGGCAGATGACGCCCCATCCATCGCCTGCTGCAAACGCGCGTAGGTTACAACCTGCGCCTCCGCCTCCTGCCGCGCGCGCTGCGCTTCGATGCTCTGCGCGGACAGAGCTTTGACATAGAGATGTGTTGCCTGGCTGGTGTCGCCCGTTTCCACTGCCAGCCTTTTCGCGGCGGCGTGCATTTCGCGAAGGGCTTCCTCGTAAACCCGCGCTTCGGCGGCGGCCACCCGATACTGACCAACACCAAGATCGACGCTACCCGAACTGGAAACGCCACCAGCAATCGCCTTCGCCGCCACGCGGCCCACCTCGTCGACGTTCGCCGCGAACTGGCGCATCCGCCCTTCGACTCGGTTAAAGGATGATGTCGCTTCCCGTTCAAACGCGGGAAAGCCGCCGCCCCGGCCATCATATTCGATACTGAGAAATGCCGGAAACTGTGTCGGCGCACTCATGTCTCGTTCCCCAAGGCTTGATACCAGTATGAAGGCAGCGCGGCCTGCTGCTCCCTGTAGCGTTCTCTCGGCGCGAACCGCTGCGCGCGGCTCGTGCGCTTGATGCCGACGAACATGACGATCATATCCTGCACCTCGCGCCCGGCGCGGGCCCGTCCGCTGCGTGGCGCGCGGCGCGGATTGGGACGCCCGGCGGTGCGGGTGGTGACATTCTTGACGACCAGCAGGGCTTCGCCGCTATGCCGCCCCGGAATGAACACCAGCGGGCCAACGCTGGAGGCGAGGCCGGATTGCATGTAGCGGCGCGGCGTTGAACGATAACGCCCGATGCGCTTGGGCACATTGTCCGTCGCGATCCACTCCCACTTGCCGGTGACGGGCAGAATGTCGCCGCCTTCGCTGTAGATCTTGAGCGCGCCGAGCGAGCGTTCGGAGCGGGTGCGGACATAGATCCATCCCGATGCGCTAAAGCCGCTATTGCCAAAGCGCCGGACCCGGCCATTCTTTTGAAGGTCGGAACCGGAGCCCAGAGCAAAGCCGAGACGGCCAAGGCCAACCCCGGACATATCGCTGCGAATCCCGGTTTTGCCGCCGGACGATGCCCGGTCTGTGGCGATAAGCGCGGCGCGCTCGGCTCGCTGGATCGCGTACCGCTCATAGTCGCGAAACGCGCCAAGTCCGGGGCGCCGCAGCTTGGCGCTTATCATGACGACTTGCGCACCTTCGCCACCGCCTCACCGATCACGGAAAAGGCGCGTACCAGCTTCGTTGGTTGATCCAGCAGGGTGCCGCCATCGGGCCAGACGCGGCCCGCCATCCCCATGTCGCAGCGGTGGAACATGTTCACGAGGTCCATGTCTTCTTCGTCGATCAGGTCGCGGGGGTTTCGGTCGAAGGTGTCGCCGTCGATTTTCCACCCGTCGTTACCTTCCCAGCCTTCCTCGAAGTGCTGGGGGTGGTGGAGGACTTCGACGGCGATTCGGAGTTTTTTTCCTCGTCCTTGCCGAGCGTGAACATCTGGATCGCGCGGGTGAGCACCTGGATGAACGGCAGGTTTGAGGGGAGGTTGCCTTCCACCTCGGCGTGCATGTCGATCAACTTGCTCGCAAGCTGGTCAATGCAGTCGAGCGGCACAATGCCTTCGTCGCGCTCATAGCGAAGGTCGAGGTTTTTCCATCCGGCAAGGGCGATCGAGGCGATCAGCTTCGGCCATGTCTCGTCATATTCGCTGTTGTCGGCCAGCTTCTTGAGCAGCGGCGGCCATGCGCGCGTAATGCGCTCCGACAGTTCAATCATCTGCTGCGTGTCGGGATGCTCGAACGGGGCAGGCTCGTCGACACCCTCCATCTCGCGCTCATACTGGTCATAGGCATCCCAATAGGAACGCAGGCGGCCCTCATGCGCGGCGAAGACATCCTCACTCCACAAGGATTGCAGGCCGGTCAGTGTCTCGGCGCGCAGGTCGGCAAGGCTGTGCTTGCTTAAACCCTCCTGAATGGCGAGCTTGCGCAGGCGGCGGCGGTCCCGTTCGGTGACGGGACGCAGCAGAAAGACGGGAGGCACGGGAATGGAGGCGAGGGAGTCGGGCGTGTATTCGACCAACTCCCCGCCTTCGAGGGGATATTTTGTCACGGGGTATCTCCGGGGATTGGGGTTTAATACGGGAAGTAGAGGTTCACCGACCGGCTTACGTCGTCGATCAGCATGTCGATCGTCTGGCTGACGAACTCGCTGCCGACATCCTGGTTGGGATAGGTGAAGCGTCCATTGGGGATGAGGAAGCCCACCATGTTCCCGGCGGTGTAGCCATATTGCGCCCAGAGCGAGTGATAGCTTTGGGCCAGCGCCAGCGCGCGGAAGTCGATCGTCGCCTTGGTGTTGTGGTTAAGCGTGATCTGCGCGGTGCGCTTGGTCTGGGTAAGCTGCGCGGCGTCATTGCCCTGCGCCTTGTTCGGGTTGGGCGGATAGCCGACCTGAATGCCCATATCGACCGAGAAGCTGGATCCGCCCAGCGCCTTGTTCGCGATCCACATATCGCCGTCCTTGAATGTCGGGATAGCGCCCAGAGCGCCCACGGTCGGCGCGGCCTCGTCTGCCCACTGATAGATGTCGCCATCGAGCGTCAGTTCCATCATCGGGTATTCGGTCGAGTTGCGGGTCGAGACCGGGAAGGTGAAACGCAGGCTGGAGACCGCCATGTTGATGAGGTCGAAGCGCACCGCGTCATACCAGACGCTCAGCGACAGGACGGGCGGGTTGCCGGTCGCGCCGCTGTGGTAGGAAAGCTGCTTCGGGATCTGGTAGTTCGCCGCCGGAGCGCCGCTCAGCGTCTCGGGCAGTGTCGCGATCTTGCCGGAGGTATAGTCCTTGATCGCCGTCAACTGGCGATTGTAGCCGCTGCCGTTGTCGGACAGACTCAGGCCAAAACCCTTATAAGCCTGCGCGGAAGAGGATGCGGCGGCGCCCAGCGTTGCGCTCGTGGTGGTGCCGGCCGACACAGCGGCGGGAGAGGTGGGGACCGCTGCCGAGGTCACAATCTCGGTGAAGTTGGCAGCTTTCAGAAAGCGGCCCGGAATATAGGCGTCGGCGGCGGGCGGGCTGGCGCCACCGGGCGGGCGCATCGGGATCGAGAGGGTCAGGGACACCCGCTCACCCAGAACGAAGTCACCGGGGCGGTCAATCGCGCCCAGATACTCCGGGTTTTCAGCGGTGATGGATTCGCTGCGCAGGTTGACGTTTGCGCAGGGAAAAAGATCGGAGGACGTGGGGGAGCCCCATGTGTCCACGGCGGACTGTGTTTTGACCGCTACCGAGGTGAATTGGGAACGCATCGCCATGAGAGTTACTTTCCTTTATGCAAGTGTCAGAAGGTGACGCCGGACAGGCCGACGATGAGGAGCGGGTCGTCGCGCAGGACAAAGAAGACGACTTCCATCTCAAGAATGGCGGTGCCGAGGTCCGCCCCGTTCTGTTCGGAGCCGGATACGGCTGTGGCTTCCCAGCGGTGCAGACGCCCGCCGAGGGTGCGATCAGCCGCGATGAGCTTGAGCGTGTCGGCGATGCCGGTCTGGTTCTGCTCGTCGATCGTCTCGCCAGCCGTGCCGGAACTCATGAAATCGAAGTGCAGCGTGGCGCGCACGAGATCCTGCCCCTGATTGGAATAGTCCTCGAACGCCATGTGCGGCACGCGGACGATGACGCCGGGGCGCTCGCTCTCATCCAGCGGCTCGTCGTCCGTGCGGTTGATGTGGAACGTCAGGGATGGCGTCTCGACCAGCGCCTTGATCGCGGTGAGGATCTTGGTGATGGGCGCGTCAGCCACCCTTCAATTCCTTCAAGCCGAACTCCCAGCGGCGCCCGCTGTCATCGGACTGGACATCGCGCGGCTCGAATGTCTTGCCGGGGATGAGGGGCACTGTGACCGTCCATCCCACGCCGGGCTTTCCGGGCAGCAGGCTTTTGCTGACATCGAGCATGGCGTCCTGCACCGTGCCGGCGGACAGACCGAAATCGGCTCGGCGGTCACGGTGCGCGGCGTGAACCTTGGTCGTTATGGGCGCGGCGGCGGGCGGCGTGATCGTCACGGTATCGCCCAGCTTTTCGTCGCACTTGGAAAACAGGGTGGAAGTCAGAGACTCCAGATCGACTGGCATCAGGCGGGAGCGCCTTCGGTGCCGGTGCGGGCTTCAGCCATGAGCGCACGCAGCTTGTCCGCATCCCAGCCATTGAACGGCGCCTTGCCGAACGTCTCGCGATAGAGCGCGCGCAGGGCTTTGATGTCGTTGCCGGTCGCCGAGACACTGCCGCCGGGGTGGCCGTCTCCGTCGTGGTCAAGTTGGGGCAGGGGCGCATCACCCGCGTCGGTCTCGATCTTGCCCTCGGCAGCGAGCTTCGCCACCGCAGCTTCGGGAACCATCGGGAACCGGGCCCGTTCGTCAGAGCCTTCGGGGTTGCCATGCACCATGCCGAAATTCGACACGAACTCTGTGAACACCCGGACAGCCTTGCATTTTACGAGGGTCATCACGGTAATCCTTGCAAAAGAGAAGGCCGCCCGGTGAGGGGCGGCCTTGAGGTGGGGGAGATTACTTGTTGCCCTGGAGCAGTGCGTCGGGGCGGGTGCAGATGGGCAGGCGGTGGCTTTCCATCTCGATGTCGGCCCACTCCTCGCGGTCCTTGTCGACGACGATACGGCTGTACCACTCCTGGCCCATCGTATTGACGAGCGAGAAGGTCGGGGCCGGGGCGAACGCTTCCTGAAACAGGCCGCGCACACCAATGGGAAGGAACTTCACCTTGTCGACGCCGATCGCAACCTTGGAGTTGTCATCGGTGCCGCGGTAGTTCAACCAGGTCACACCCCATGCGTCGACCGCATCAAAAACACTATCCTCCAGCAATGTGCTGGCCTTCTCGGTGTTCTTGAAGGTGTCGCGATACTCGCCGTTTTCCTGCAACTCGTCGTAGAACTCGTCGCCGCAGAGAGCGAGGATGCGCATGCCCGGCACAGCCCGCCCGCCGAGCGCGCGAAGAATAGGCCGCTTGACGTTTTGCGCGACGAACTGCTTGCACTTGGTGCGAGATGCCCAACTAAAGTCGATCTCGGCGGGTTGGGAGATGCCGAAGGTCGCGTAATAGTCGTAGATCGTGGTGTCGTCCGCATCGACCAGAATACCGTTGATGCACGACAGGCGCAGACGCTCGACCGTGGCGGAGAGGTCGTCGATGCAATCCTGCTGGCGTTCCGCAACCTCCTTCTGGAGAGTTTTCAGTTCGGTTTCCGAACCGAATGCGCGGATGCCCTGCAACTGCTCGGCGGTGATTGTCGAGGACTCCTCGATGCGACGCACGCGCAGGTCGCGGATGTCACCCTTGTTGTTCGCGCGCTTGGTGCGCGGGGCGCCCGGCTCACTGGTCTGGATGATGTTGAGCGTGTTGCCCTTCACCTCGACCGCAACAGTACGGGTCCGCACCGGCTTCGGGGTAAAGATGCCGAGAGAACCGATGAGTCCGGGGATAGTCTGGGATTTGCGGACAGCTTCGGTCAGCGAAATTGCCGAGAAGGCGTCCTGCTTGAATACGTCCATGGTCAACATGGTGGGATTGTCCTTTCAAATAGGCACGAGAAAGGGCGCCGGAGCAGTGCCCCGACGCCCTTGCGTCGTGTCGTGATGGGTTATCAGCGCAGGATGATGCCGCGCCGCTTGAGGTCGGAGGTGCCCTTCGCCTTCTGGGTCGCGGTGATGCCGGTCTTCCAGACCACGATGTCGGCGTTGTGCTCGCAATCGCGCTTGTAGGCGACGCCGCGCGTGTCGGCGGAGGTGGCGTTGATGGCTCCGTAGAGGATGCCGGTCGCGATCTGCGAGCCGTCAGTGCCGGCCGGATTGTATTCGACCTCCTTTTCGGTCGCGACGGTGACAGTGATGTCAAAGCCATCACCAACAACGAAATCGGTGCCGCCGTCAGCAAGCGCGCCCTTGATCTGCTCGGCAACGGTAGCCGCGCCGCCGGCCATCACGATGTCACCAAGAACGACGCCATCAGGATCTTCGAGGCGGAACGTGCCGTTATTGGTCGCCGCAGCGATGCAGCGCAGGGTGTAAACGCCGAGCTTGGCGCCCAGCAGGAGCGGGGTGGTGGCGTCCAGCGTGAAGGTGCCGTTGCCGGTGTTGCCACCAGACTTCGCCGCCGATGCGACGGTGCCGGACATGATGGTGGCGAGGACGGCGCAGGCCTTGAGGTTCTGGCCGGACTTGACAACGATAGCCTCGCGCGAACGATCGCCCGGCGCTTCGCTGATAAAGGACTCGGTGGCGTAAATGCCTTCGGTGAGAGTGGTCATGTGAATGTTCCTTTCAAGGGATAGGCGGGCGGCTCAATCAGCCGCGGCGCGAACGGATGTCGGAGTGGATTGCATCCCATCCGTGATTGGGTTCGGTGGCCTTCCCGCCAGCATCGGCGTCGACGCCGCTGTTGCCCTGTTGGCCAATCTGCTCGCGCATTTCCTTGCGGCCAGCCTCTTCGGCTGCGGCGCGCTGTTGCTCCTCGGTCAATGCGGACTGCTCGACCTTGGGGCTGCTAGCGAGGACATCAACAATATCCTCCGCACTCATGGACTGCTTGCCAAGCATCGTGGCGGCCTGCGCTTCGCGGCCCTTGTAATGCTCGCTTGCCATGACAGTGTTCTGGCGATCGATCGCGGCCTTGAAGCCAGCGTCAAAGCCTTCCTTCTTCGCGGCGGACAAGGCCTCCGCGCTGGTTTCTTCGCTCATGTCGGGATCCTTCTTCTTCGATTTGGGCTTGGACTTGTCGCCCTTGCCCGTGGTGCAATCCTCTTCCGGCTCGTCGTCCGGCGTGAGTTCGGTGCCAGTGGCGTGCAGCCGCTGGCTGAAATTGTGAAAACGGCTCATCGGCCATTCCTCCTGTCACGTTTGATGCGGTCGCATTCTTCCTCCAGGCGGCCCCATGCCTCCCTCTCTGCGACGATTTCGTCCATGAGGCCGCGCGTAACCGCCTCAGCCCCCTCGAACCAGTCCGCTTCCGTCGCCATAACAGCATCAGCATCGACGCCACGGCCCATGGCCACTAGCTTCGCGAACCACTGCCCCGCCTCGTCGACTGACGCCTGCCACTTCGCTGCGGTCTGCTTATCCAGCGGCTCATACATATTGCCGCGATATTTACGCTCGCCGGAACGGATGATCGTCACCTTGACACCACTCTCGTCGAGGGCTTCCGATATTTCGGTATGAACAATGACAGAGCCAATTGATCCACACATGGCAGTGCGTGGGCCATAAACCTTGTCGCATACGCTTGCGATCGCATAGGCCGCAGAGCAGGCCATTTCGTTGACCCATGCGTAGATGGGCTTGCCGCCTTCGCTCATCGCCGACTGCGCCAACTCCTCGACAAAAGCGAAAAGTCCGGCGACAGCCCCGCCGGGCGAGTCGATGTCAAGCCAGATGCCGTAGACATCCGGGTCGCGCATGGCGTCGCGCAGCTTTATCGCGAGCGCGTCATAGCCGGTGAAGCCGCACATAGGGTCCAGCCAGCCGAACTTCTGGACAAGTACGCCCTCGATCGGGATGACGGCGATGTCGCCGTCGACATGGAATGTCTTGCCGTTGGCACGGTCGCGCACCGCGTCTCTGGCAAGCGCGGCCCGATCAAGCATCGCCTTGGCATCAAGTGTTATGCCGTCGATCGTATCCATGCTGACAATGCCCAGCTTTTGCTGGAGCGCACAGATCAGAACCTCAGCTTTGTGAGGGTGGATCAGTAGGGGCCGGTCAAGCAGTTGTTGCGCGATTTGTGGGAAGCTGCGCGGCCCCGTGCCGATTGCCCTCACTGTGCCGGTTCCTTCTGTTTCGACTTGCCCTTTTCTGCCTCGTTGGGCTGTCCATCACCGTCGCGGTCATCCTGCGTACCAGTGCCGGAATCGCCACCGTCTGCCGCAACAGCGTCAGAAGCGGCCTTGGTGTTGTAGTTCGGCGCATCAAGTCCACGCTTTCTGCGTTCCTCCAGCCACCACGCTTCCTCGGCGAGAACATCGGACGGGTCACGTCCGCGCTCCAGAATATGCTCGACCGTCGAAGCGCGGCCTGCGGCAGCATCCAGATTGTTGGAGTTGCTTTCCTTAAGCGGATCCACCGAGCCGCGTCCCGGCCCGATCCATTCAGCCATGCAGATAGCGGTCTTGTTCCGATAAAAATTTACGGGACCGCCCGGCACTTTCACTGTGCCCAGCGCCACTTCCATTTCCAACCAGGCCGCATAAATCGGCGTCAGGAAATGCTGGGTGAAATAGTGACGATCCTCCAGAAATGACCTCCAGATTTCGTTCAGAAGAGCGCGCGCGCTTGAATAGTTGATCGCTGACCAGTCGCCCGTAAGTTGCGGTGTCGCGACGCCGAGCGATCCCGCGATTTTTCGCAGGATGAATTGCGCGAATTCGGAATAGTTGGTGTTCGGGCTCGATCGTTCCGGCGTAACAACATCTTCGTCCGGCAGCAGGTGGTTTACCTGCGCGCCTTCAACGCGAACCGGGTTCTTGCTTCGCTGGTCTAGGTAAGCCTCAATCCACGGATCCATCGTCGCCCCGCTTCCTGACGGAGCGAGTGCTGCCTCAAGATCCTGCGTCGTTCCTGGCGACTTGATAAACAGCGAGAATATTGCAGATTTCAGCGCCGCGTTGACTTCTGCCCGGTCCACCCGGTCCAGCATTTTGGCCGGCAGCATGACCTCGGCGAGGCGCGAAATTCCGCGATTTTGCTCCACTCGGCGCGGGGAGTAGATATGCACAAACTTGGCGCGCCCGGTCTTGCCCCGCACAGGAATATAATCCCAGCGCAGGATCTGGCTGTCAGGCACGGGGTCGTTCGGATTGCCGCTACGGACGTAATAGCCGATGGCCGCGCCGTTCCGATCATACCTGATGCCGCGGCGCAACGTCGAGCTTTCAGCCTGATTGTTAGGCTGGCAGACCCGCTCCGGTTCGATCAACAGGACGTTTGTGGTGTTCGGTATGCCGCGGGCATCGTCACGGATTTCCGCGCACGATTCCCCGTCGCGCACATATGTCAAATAGGCGAGCTTTGCCTGTGCCCCGAAATTGAGACGTTGGCGCGCGTCATTGCGGTGCTCAATGTCATTGGCCCATGACTTGAACCGAGCCTGCACATCAGCGGTCCATCCCATCCGCCACTCATAATCGCGGTTAAGCAGTTCATGTTGTGGCTGCGCACTCAAACGTATCTGGCCGCCGATGACGGACTCGACGCGGCGGTCGATGCCGGCATTTACCCAGCCATTGTTCTGATCCAGGTCGCGGGCGCGCCCGGTGATGACATCCCACTCGCCAAACATATCCGACCCGGCAAAGCCGAGGCTTGGGTTCCATCCGCTGAACTCGGTCAAGTCGTACCTGGACGCATCACGCTGGGAACCTGTGTACGCCTGCTTCGAGGCTACACCGAACATTGAGCGTAGCCCGTCCATGATACCCATGTCAGTTCGCCCAATTCAATGGGATAGCCCTTCGGCGCGGCTGTCCCGCCTCAGCGGCAGTGGCGGCCTCCAGATCGCTTTCGTATATCCTGATGAGGCTGTTCAACTGATCCATACTGATTTCCGAGAAGATCAGCCGACGCCCATCGCGCCACACGTCCTTGATGCGCTCGCCTTTGGCTAGGGCCATGCGCGCGGCGCGCAGATCTACAAGATCAGCAGCGATTTCAGCGGCAGTTGCCATGGGTGAGACTATCCTTCGTTGCGATTGAGAGCGTCAAACCGCTCAAAAATATTCTTCTTGGCCGGAGGTGCTTGTATCGGCGCGCCCTCGCGCCCAACCGCAGGATCACCTCCTTCCGTGCTGACGGGGATCGGCCGCGCCCAGATGGGCAGCAACCCTTCATGCCATGTCCGGCCAGCGGGCATACATGACTGATCCCAGAGTATCGGGTCTTTCTGGCGGTCAGGCTTGAGCATAAGCCGCGCCGCCTCGGCGTAACCGTATAGATCGAGACTTTCGTTCGGCCCGGAGCGCACCCACTTGCCGTCGATCAGGCTCTCGCCAAAGAACTGCTCGATGTAGTTCCCCTCCAATTCGGCGGGGAAGTAGCACTGGCCCGGCGTCCCGTCGCTCACCGCCAGACGCTCCAGCGTCAGCGACTTGAGTTGATCGACGCCAAGCGAATATTCAAAGATGACCGGCGTGATCGGCTTGGACATCTCATCCTTGTCGATCTTGCGCGGCGCGTCGGGCAGCATCGGGCGCTTGCCCGCCACACCCTTGATGAGCTTCACCTTCGACCAGCCGCCCCACGCATAGCCTGCGCGTTCGGCGCGGCGTGCAAAGGCGCGGGCCTTTTCGGTCACGTTGCCGTCACCGCTATCAACCGCCATTGCCGCGACCGGCATTTCCCAGCCCGGCCGCCCCGCAATCGGGAACCGGCGATCAAGCACCTGACTGAGCAGCACCATCCAGTCGTCGACACTGCCGCTGGGGCGAATGTCGCGGGCGATGCCATCGTCATGCACCCGCTGGCGAATAACCAGCCGGTCGAGCAGCCAGGAGCGACCTTCGAGATCCCACGCAATCCAGGCCACATCGAACTGCCGCCCGCCGGTGTCGACCGCCGCCGTGATGAACAGCGGGCCTTGCGGGAACACCCCGCGCAGCATGGTTGATTCCTGCACCCGCTGCTTGAGGCCGCGCGCCGAAACGCCGCCGGTGGTGGCCGCGCCCTCGAACACCTCGCACAGCGCCTTGGACATGAACTCCTTCAAGGTTTCCGTGTCCTTGGTGCGCTCGAACTTGATAAGCGCCGCCTCGTATTCGCGCGCCAGCTTGCCCAGCGCCTCGGCCTTCACCATCAGGCCGTGGATCCAGTAGCCGTGGCTGGGATGGTGCTCCATCTCGCCCAGCACGCCCTCCAGCGCGTCGAGCGTCTGGCCCCGGTGCATCCAACCGTCGGTGCCGCAGCGCGGGTCTGTCAGCGCCTCGTCGACCATCTGCTTGCGCTGCTCGTCGGTCAGGCACGCGCCACAATGCGGGCAGAGCATCGCGGCCTCCCTCTCGGCTCTCCGAAGCCGTTCGTCGTTCGGCAATTCCTTGTCGCGCGGCCACCACAGCTTGAACTCTGGCACATTGTCCCAGAACTTCGTCGCATAGGCCGCCGCATAGCTTTCGCACTCGACGCAGCGCATGATGTAGATCCCGCGCGTCGTGTCCTCGAAGCAGGCCGCAACGCCGGAGTTCCACCCCAGATCGGGGTGAGACAGGATCGCGCCCTTGCGTCGGTTGCCGATCTGCTTCTGCCGCCCGTCGATCTGCACCTTGGGCGTCTTGGCGTATCGCTTGGCCCAGCCGTCCGTCTCGTCCGACACCATAAAGATCGGCTGCCGGTTACGGAACGTCGAGTCCTTGGCGCTCAGCCATTCAACCGGATAGTTCGCCACCCGCTTGAAGCTGTCCGTGTCGTCGCCGCGCATCTTGCCGACGCGCTCCTGCAACTCCGGGTTAAGCTCGAACATCGGCTTGACGATCGAGCGGCAATAATCGGTGACAGCCTCGTCGCTGTTCAACACGTGCGCGATATGCCCCATCGGGCCGAACCGCATCATCTTGAACTCATAGTTCTCGACAACCGTGGTGCCGCCGGAGCGGGACGGCTTCACCATCACCAGCAGATTACACGCCGGATTGTCGAGGCTGTTCATCGGCCCGACATTGTAAGGTGTGCGCAGCCGGTCGTAGGCGACAACCGCGCCATCCTCATTGCCGGGCAGTTTGCGGAATCGCTCCGCACAATCGACCGTGGAAATCTTCTCAGGTGGGAGAAGGTCTATCAGCGCGGCGTCCGCTACGCTGGTTATGTCGGCACAAAACCCTTCGGATGCTATGACCTCGGCTAGATCAAGCAATTCCTCCAGGCTTAGCAGCCGCACGCCATTTCTCCAGATAGTCGCTGGCGGCCTGATGCACGTTCATGGCATGGTCGCGCAGATAGTCCTTCAAGGCTTCCGAAATCTCCGGCGGGAGCGATCCCGTAGGATCGAGGTGTTGGCCGGCGTTAAGGATCGCCGCGCACACCGTCCGGTTGTAGCCGGTCAGGAATGTCAGTGTTTCATCGACGCTCAGCAGCTTGCCCTGCTCCACCTTCTCCGCGCGCGCCTTGGCGTTCACGTCGATCAGCTTCGCAATCTCGGCGATGTTCATCGCTTCGGCGTTTTCCGGCACCGTGAAGCCGGTGAGCTCCATCAAGCGCCGCGCCTTGGCTTCATTCGCCGCCTTGCGCTCGTTCGCCCGCTTGAGCATGTGCTTGAGCACTTTGACGACGCGGAACTCCCACGCCATCCCTTCCATGCCGCGCTTCTGGACCGGGAACTTGTTGTCCGGTTCGATATGCGTCACCAGCAGGTTCCGCCACGACATCTTGAGGATCGCCGACATCTCGTTGGCGCCCACCACGTCCGCAGGCTTGGCGACCTTGAGCGCGGCTTCGATCCGCTGGATCAGGTCGTCAGGGTTGCCGTGGGGACGCGCCATATCACGCGCTCCGAGTCGCTAGGGAAAAATGGCTGATTTTCATGGGGTTGCCGCAGGGGCAATTCTTATCGATTGCATATCCGTATGAGTCGACTTTCATTTTCTGTCAACAATCATTTTTGAAAGCGCGATTCGAGCCGGTGCGACACGCCATCATAGAGCTTGTGGCAGGCGTGGATGAACGCGGCGCGGACGTTCGCATATGGCCCACGGTATTGCTTCGCCACCTCGCTTATTCCCACGTCACGCAGCACCACCTGCTCAAATAAGCTGAGGACATCGGCAGGGATGAAGCCGCGCGCCCAGCGGATATCGGTTCGCGCTTCCGCCGCCCATTCGGAGCGCGGCAAATGCCCATAGACCGGATCACCGCGCACCGTCTCGCCATATTGAGCGACGGCCGCCGATGGCTCCATTTCGGATGCCTCATACCGATCGCGATACCATTTGCAGGCCGCGAATGTCTGATCGTCCAGCACGCCCCGGCTCAGCAGGTATGTGATCTGGTCGATGTGAAGGCGCCGATACCCGATTGCCCCACCATCCGCCCAATGCTTCGCAGCCACCTTGCGCGTGATGAACGCGGGGTCGCGCAGTTGCTCCGGCGTTGGCCTCACCAGCGCGTCGCCTACGTTCGTGTCGATCCCAGCCTCCATGTCGGCAAGAGCGATGCGGCGCCGGCGCTCCTCCTCGCGGTCCTTGGCATCGCGCTCCAGCAGGGACATCAGGCGCTGCTCGCTCGCCGTCTTGGCGGCCCGCGCCTGCACCAGCTTTTCCAGCAGGGAGTTGTAATCCTCGACATGGCCCAGATAGTCCGCCAGCCCCTCGGATATGGCCCCGAACACCACACGGTCGGCACCCGACATCGCTTCAATCGGCATCACTTATTCCCCCTTTTGCCATGCACCTTGTCGGCAACCATTTGAACGTAAGCCCGATCTTCCCACGATGTGATCCAATCGGGGTTGAGCGCGATAAAGCCGGTATCGTGGTACGCCTTGGCAGCGCGCTTGCGGGCACCGTCCGGGTCCGGCTCGTGGCCGAGATGGGCGTAGCGGGCGAGCGGGCTGTTCATGCGGCCACCTCCGAGAACAAATCGCGCCCGTGTGATGCTGCCGCCGGGTTGATCCACAGCACTTCGGTTCTCTCGCGAGCGCCGTCTGCCAAAGCCTTTCTCTCAACCCGCCTCCACCCTGTTAGGGCGTTGTCGTATAGGTCGCTTGGATAGCCAGAGAGAATAACCATGCCGTTTAGTGTCGAGAGAAACGCCAGCAGACGGACATGATCGTCGTCAGTCATCTCGTGGGCATAATCTTTGGCCAAATCGGCGCGCGTCGCGAACACATATGGGGGATCAACGTAATGCAAGGTCTGGGGGCCGTCATGGCCCGCCATAACTTCGCAGGCGTCACGGTTAAGAATAACAACACCCTGCAATCTCTCGATCACTCTCGACAAAGAGTCGGGGTAGTTCATCCAGTCATGCGCTGGCGTTGTGCTAGAACGATTTGAGTTTGATCGAAAACCCGTGGAGCGGTTATGTCCGTTGCTGCCAAACCCCATGAAAGACCGAACAACAAGCCGACGCGCTTTTTCAACAGGATCATCACATGGCTCATATGCCTCGCGGAATTCATCATGCGCGAATGGTGTCAGGCGAAGCATGTTCACCAGTTCGTCGGCACGGTCACTGCGCAAGACGCGGAACAGGTTTACGACATGGCCATCGAGATCATTCCATACCTCGGCATAGGTGCGCGGCTTACGGATCAAAACAGACCCCGCGCCGCCGAACGGTTCGACATAAACCCGATGCGTAGGGAAATGGCTTATGATCCAGGGAGCGAGTATCCATTTTCCGCCGTGCCAGCGGAGTAGGGGGCGTGTGATCTCTGTCATGCGGCCTGCGTCTCGCTGTCCTGAGATGGCTTCGTGGCGTGGGCAGCCTTGAACTCCGCTGCCAGCGCCTCAAGCTCCTCCTTCGTCGGCTGCCGCAGCTTCGAGCAGTCGCGGCCAACATCGAGGTCACGGACGACAGGCTGATCCAGTCCATACTCTCTCAGGATGGCCGCAGCCTCCTCCGGCTTGCAGCGGGTCGCAGGGTCGAAGGTTTCTTCGCGGGTGAGTTTCCAAGGCGGATCTATCCTGAATTTGAGCTTGTTTCGCTCAATCTTGCGGTAGTTCCATGCTTCCTCGATTTCCCTCATGATGGTCGGGACGATCTTGGAAGGGTGATCGGCATATTTCCGCGCTACATCACAACCTCTGGCCAACAGATCATATGGGATCCCGGCCAAGGTTATTGCTGCCGCCTTGATCCATTCAGTGCGATCATGGGCGTGCATTCCCGACCCGCCGCAAAGCATCAGGCATGGCATCACCTGGGCCGAGAACTGTTCCGCGGTCGCCGGCGCCAACGTCCTGTCCATGTCGGCTAGCACCAGCTGCGCGTCCTCCAACGCCCGCTCCGGCAGCGGCGAAGATTCGTTCAACATCATCCATCGCTGCAATCGCTGCCGCCTCTGTTCGGCCGATTCCGGCAGGCTCAGCGCCGTTTGCTCCCTTGGAGCCAAATTGTTTGTCATATTTACCCTCCAAGATTTTGTTCACACTGTCCTGACTGCGGACGAAAAAGTCGAAATCCCACCATCGCGGCGGGTCGCGGCCAAGCATGTTGGATTGGCTCGCGCGGGCTATCGCCTCGGCCAACCCTTTGACGCCGTGCTCTCGAATACGGGACTGGAGCTTCTTCCTGCGATCGGCGGAAATTGTTCTGGGGATAGGCCATCCGCATTGCTGCGCGGCCTCCGTCCATTTTGCTATCACGACAGCCTGAGGGTCTGGTGGAGTATCTTCCTCGATTTCCAATTGGAACTGATCGCCGTCCGCGTCGTCGCCAGACGACGAATCCTTAGGAGCGTTAGCGACTAAGGATAAACTTGTTCCCTTGTTCCCTTGTTCTTTTGCTGTCCGGTCGCTGTCCGGTCGCTGTCCGCTTTCCTGTCCGGTGGCCTGTCCGGCATCATGATCTACATCCTGATATTTGGCGTAATTACATATAGTTATGATAGAACGACCCTGTCCGGTTTCCCGTCCGATCATCTGTTCGGTTTGCAATCGGGTCAAAAACCGCTCGACCGCGCTGTCGGACCATCCCCACGCCTTCGCCAACTGGCTGCGTGATGCGACAAATTGCCCTCGGTCTAGCGTGATTATCTTTCCATTGAGGTCGTATTTCGTCGGCCTCCAACATGCCTTGGTCACAAGCCACAACCATGCGCCCAGGCGCGAGGAATCGCCCGCAAACAACGGGTGATCGACCGCTGCACGATGAAGGGCGACGAAGCCGCTCATTGCTCTGCGCGCCTGATTTTGTTCCAGCAAACGCCGGCGATATAGCTGAGCTGACGCCTTGTGCCCCAAATGCGGGCACCACGCATAATATCTATCGCATCCAAGACCTCATGAACGCCCAGCCGTTCGATGAATTTCTTTATGGAAGCAAACACCTCGTGCCGGACGCTATCAACGTCGCCCTGCCAATATTCAATCGCTCGCCATGTATCGCTTTCAATCCGATCGCGCTTTGCGTCCAGTACGGCATTGTAGCCTCGAAGCTGTTCCTCCCGCTCGAGAATGATTGCAGCCTTCTGCTCGACCGTAAGAGGGGCTACATTTAGGCTTCGCGCGCCCTTGCCAAGATTACATGAATCGCAAGAGGTGATGAGGTTGTCTTCATCGTTCGCGCCCCCTAGGGCGACCGGTATGATATGGTCAACATGAAGTATGCAACCTGGGGGAGTGGCGCCGCAATACTGACACTCAAAGCCGTCGCGCTTAAAAATCTCAAAACGCTGCTTTTTACCTATTTGCTTACGACTCACCGCCCACTCCTCCAAGCCTTAACCTGTGCCGCTGTAGCGCCCACATAGGCCGCAGCGGCTGCGTCCAGCATGTCGTCGCTCATTGGTAGGTTGCTGTTCTTCGCCTCGGCTTTGTCGCGCTCACGCTTGGCGAGGGCGGTCCTGCGCTGCCATTGCTGGTGCTCGTTCATACTGCCGCTCCATTGATGAACATGTCACCCTGCCGTTGCGCTTCTTCGATGCGCTTGCAGGCGATGTCGAAATACTTTGGCTCCCGCTCAATCCCAATGAACTTGCGGCCCATCTGAACGGCTGCAACGCCGGTTGTGCCGCTTCCCATGCAGTTGTCGAGAATGACGCCGCCAAAGTCCGTGTAGGTTCGGGCCATATATTCCATCAATCCAACCGGCTTCTGTGTTGGATGAAGGACATCGGTTGGCGAAATTGCTGGAAATGACAGAACGGTTGTTGGATATTTCCGCTCGGTATCTTCCTCGACTATCTCGTATTGCGCGCCGTAGTTTTCGGATCGCCCTTTGGTGCGCGGTTTACCGCTTTTGCTAACGTGGTTTGGAGCGCCAAACCCATATTGCGGGTTGTAGATTGGCTGGGCGTCGTAAAAGACGCAGATATCCTCATGAGCTCGCAAAGGCTGCAGCTTCGCATTCAGGAAACCTGTTGGGCGGCTTTTATGCCATACCCACGAATACCGAAAACCGCTCTCATTCGATGCAACAAGGCGTGCCGTGAAAGGCTGGGCGGCGGTAAGAATGACAGCGCCGCTGCAGACGCGACGATATTCCCGCCAGAGTTCGTCAAGCGGGAGGGGGCAGTCCCATTTGTTTTGTGTCGTACCATAGGGCAAATCGCAGATAACCGCGTCCACCTTGCCTAGGGTCGGCAGAATGTCCCTGCAATCGCCTAGCCAAAGTTCAGCGTTGCCGATGGTGACGGGATTACTCATACCGCCTCCCCGTTCATACGGTACGCAGCCAGCCCAATTTCGATCAGCGCGGTCACAAACTCCGGCAGCGGGCGCCCATCGCTCTTGGCGGCCCGGAGAACTTCGGCGGAGAGGCGATGCTTGGGCCCATCCTCGGCGCGCAGGAGGTGGACATATTCCTCGAACAGCTCCTTGGCGTAGTGATCGAGGCTCATCGGCTCCTTGTGCTGGTCCAGCCGCTCGCAGAGATATTCCATGTCGTCGGCGTCCAGAACGAACGTGACGGCAACGGGCTGCGGAGCGGGCGGCGCGACCGGCGGCATAACCTCGGCGGCGATTTCCTGCACCACGTCCACATAATCGGGTTTGGCGGGAACGAGATCAGTGAGCGGCGACGCGGGCACTTCTTTGCCGGGCGTGCTTTCCACCTTGAATGTGGGCAGGGGAGCCATGCCCAATACCAGTGGGCGCGCCAGCGGCTCGCCGGGCAGCTTGTATCGGTCGCGCAGCAAGACGATGGCCGGACGCTCGCCGCCAATGTCGACGCGGATGTGCCCGGTGCCGGCAAGCTCAGCCATCGCATCAATAACCTGATCTCGGTCGTCAAAGCCGAGGCTGTTCATCCATGTGGTGAGGGTAAGGCCGGGCCTGCCCGCCTGAGCGCGGCCAACCATCGCGTTGAACAGGCGTATCCGCTGGATTGGCTTCGATTTGGTCATGGCTGTTCTCCGGCCAATATGCGGGCCTGGCGCGCGCGGTATTCGGCTTCGCTGATCTTGCCTGCGGGCAGATAGACCCGGCCCGGATCCATGATCGGCATGGCCGCAATGGCTTTCAGATCTTCGGGCAGGATATGGTCCAGCTCGGCGATCAGCTTGCGGCGTTCCTCTGGGGTGCTCATGCGGCGCTCACCTCCGCCAGCAGCGGGATTCTGAAATTCATCCAAGGCGCATTGATGCCGAGATTGCTCATCTCGTATGTGAGGAGCCCGATCGCGTCGGCCTCGTCGTTATTCTGCGGCCTCAAGCCAGCCCGGCGGCATGTTTCGAGCGTGATGTCCTTGGTGGTTACACCCTTGGCGCGCTTCGCTGATCGAGGCTGCGCGTTGAAATAGGTAAACCACTTCGCGCCATCGGTTTCGCGGATATAGCGGATGCCGCAAATGCGGGCGAGATAGCCGAGGTGCCCGGTGATCCGTATCAACAGGCAGTCGTTGTCGAAGTTGGTCGGCCTATCCCAATGCCGTGTGTTTGCAGGCGCCTCCATGACGACATGCGTGGGGTATCCAAACGCCGTAAGCTCAAGCCACCGCTTATGCAGGTTCACCAGAACCTCATACTTGTCGGTCATATCCGAGCCGAGCGAGAACGAGCCATAGGTGGGGCGGTCCTGCTCATCAGACCAGGACGCCCAACCTGTGCGCGCCTTCGACATGTCGAGGGCGAGTATTTGCATCAGTGCACCGGCATTAGCGATGGACGGCTTGATGCCTTCACGGGAATGACATCCTCGTCGTCCTCACCCTCGGCCTTGTCGACCAGATCAGCCGACAGGCCGATATTGAGCGCCGACATCAGCCCCTTGAGCGAGCGCAGGAAGTCATCGCGCTTGGTATCTTCCATCGCGTCGAGCTTGAACGCCAGCTTGGCGGCGCCGGGGTGTACATTGCAGCCCTTCTTAATTTCCTTGTAGGCGGTCGACTGCTCTTGGGCATATTCGCCAACGCGCGCCTGCGCTGGCTTAATGTCGTTGCGGTAGATGCTGACAGCCCTTTCAAAGTCGGGCTTGCCGATTTCCTCCACTTCCTGTTGCTTCTTGGCTGTTCGTGCCATGTCGTCTTCCTTTCTCGCTGAGCCAATCAGTTCATAGGCGTCGTCCGGCGGTGGATTGGCGGCATCCGCGGCGATGGTGAGCTTTGCTTCGGCAAGAGACAGCCCGGACTCGGCGCAGGCGGTCATCAAGGTTTTCCCCTCACGGATCGCGCGACGGAACATCCGAAGCTGGAGAGACCCGCCGCTCATGAGCGATGTCCGGTGGAGGGGGATTTCACCGGCGCGGTTGCTGTCGTGCAGGACAGCAGGGTAGGAGTTGCCCCCCGCGTTCCCTCCGTCCTAGAGGCGTCCATCATACTCCCATCCCCCCTGTTTCGGCGCCACCGGACGCCGGGGAAATTACTTTGGCCTCGCGCTTGCGACGGACATCGGCCACCACCTGCTCGCGCGGCGCGATGGGCGCGCTGCCCGGCATAAGCTGGGCGGCAGTCAGGCGGGCGATGCGCAGTTCGTTACGGCGCTTCACCACAGCGGCCTCGTGCGCGCGCTTGGCTTCCTCGCGGCGTGTGATGGCGGCGGGGTGGCGCGAATGGCGCTGGCGGGCAAAGAGGGAGCGGAGCAGGTTCATGCGGCCTCCGGGTTGAGCCATCGCATCCGCGTTTCGCCGCGGTACGACTTGTTCCAAATGATCCAGCAGAAATCGGAGGTGCCACCCTTGAAAGCCTTGTCGCCCATTTCGGTGACAAGGTGGCCGGGGGGCATGGAAGGACGGCGCGACATCACCAGTACCTGCTCAGGCGGGTGTTCCGAGAACAGTGTGTGACGGCCTTTGCTGGCGAGGAATGAAAGTTGCTGGACGATGGCGACGCTGTAGTCAGCGACCATCAGCGCCTTGCGCACAAAGGCTTCGGCCTGGCGGAAGGGCGGGTTCATCACGATATTGATCCGGCCGTTCACCGGGACACAGATCGGCACACCGAAACTGAGAAAGTCGAACGCCTCGTCGAACTGCCCAAAGCCTCGATCGACTATATCGGTTGCACACACATTGCCGCGGCCTATGCGTTTAGCGAACACCTCTGGTATAGTGCCGCCACCACAGCAAGGATCCCAAACATAGCTCCCCGGCACGATGTGTAGAGCATCGGCCAGTGCCTCGACACACCAATGGGGCTCCGCATACCAGTCCTTGTCCGCCCGTTCGTAATCGGTGGAACGATAATTCTGAGATGCGTTGCCCCCCGCCATATCTCACTCCGCCGTTTTGCGCGTGGCGAAGGGCTGCAACGTCGCGATGACGTTATCAGCAACCGGCTCAAGCTGGGCGCGCTCGCGATGGTCGATAAAGCCGTCCGTCGCCATGTCGGCGATCATGGAGGTGGCGGCTGCGAGGGTCGCGATCACCGCGCCGGGCCGCTCATGCTTCACCACAACCTCATGCGCGCCGAGGCCGATCGAGCCGAGAACCTTGGATGCGAACTCGGTGCCGAAGAAGTGCATCAGCACGAGCAGCTTGTCGGCCGCCGGGGTGCGCCGCTCCTCGCCCGATGCGATGTAGCTGGAGAGGGTGCGCGAGGGGATGCCGGTGCCCAGCGACACGTCGGCCACCGAATACTTCCGGCCCGCGCCCATGAACAGGCCAATAGCCCGCGCAATTTGCTGCGATGCACAATGCTGCTCAATCAATGCGTTATCCGACACAGACATTTGCCTCGCTCTGGTTGAAGGTGGAGACATGAAAGGAGGTCTTTTCAGCAATGGAATTGGGGCTGGCATCGTCCCGGTGGGCAGTGGAGGTGCCAGCCCCGCAGGTGCGACCCGTTGGGCTTCCTGCATGGCGTGCGGGCGCGAGGCCCGAATATTCCATGTCATTGTGTTGGCAGAGGGGCTTATGGCAGACGGCACAGGTCATGCGGCCAGCCCTCCGCCGAGGCGGATTGACTCCGCCCCGGCTTTGGCCACTGTGGAGTGTGCAGCAACCACAGAGAGCATATGCAAATGGACAAAATCATTGCCGTTGTCTGGCCTAGGCCAGAAGACTATCCGCGTTTCCTCGAAATCTGTGGAACGGCGGATGTTCCCGATACCTATCTCGAATTCGTCCAGCAGGCTCTCACATCCCTGCGCGCGAATGGCATCGATCCGAGCCGCATCGAAAAGGTCCATGTCGACCCCGACGAAATGCTCGAATGGTGTATGCGGCACCATGGTAACGTCGAGACCGAAGCACGCGCCCTCTTTGCGCTGCTCAAGGTCAGATCGAAGTATGGCAAGGGTGCCGACGCCATCAATTGAGGTGATGACCATCTACGCCGCCTCCGTGGAGGGGAGGACTATGCCGAAAACAGCCTCCGCATCTGACGCAGAAACCACCGCCACGACGCTTATTGCGCCGCACGTCAATTTTATGGAGATGTCGCCGTCACCGTGGTGGGCTACGCGAATCTCAGTCGTTCCGTCATTCGCCAAAACCATTCGCCAAATGAGGAGGTTATCCATTGTCATTACTCCAGGATTTGCTCGCCGCGCTCGATCGCTGGGGCGAATGGAAGCGCATTCGCGCGGCTCCAGACCGTATCGACGAGATGGAGCGGCGGTTGGCTGCGCTGGAAAAACCCCCAATTACCTCTCCGGGACAAAGATGCCCCTCGTGCGGGAAAGATGCGCTCCGGCGAACAAGTTCAATTGCGGCAACTGGACCGCTGGCGATGCTTGGTATCAGGCGCGAAATATGGACATGCGAAGCATGTGGGGCCACCGACGAGCGAGAGGTCAACGCGTAAATCATGCAGCGGCCTCCGTGGAGGGGAGGGTGATTCCATTCACCTCCGCTATCAGCTCCAAGTGCGCCATGCGTGATGTAGGAATTCCGATCTTCCGCCAGCTATGGACGGTTGAGACTGGCGCTTTCACCATCTTCGCTACGGCTGTGGTTCCACCGAGTGCATCGATGATCTGGTCGGCTAAATTTTTCATATGAGGCAATGTGCGATAATCGGACTTAAATCGCAAGTCAAAATATCCGATAATCGCGATTGCCAGAATCGGCTGGCCGTGTCCAATAATGGCATGACTTCCGAACTCCATCTTAGGCCAGAGATTGCCGAGGTTTTTAAGCGTATGGAGGCGCTCGGCTTGCAACAGAAAGAGTTGGCCGACGCGCTCGGATTAGAAGCAAACAAGATATCTAAGACGAAAGCCGGAGAGCGTCAGTTCAAGGCGCATGAACTGCTTGCTGCGCGTGAATGGCTGAAAAGGATGGAGGTTGGTGCATACAGACCAGAGCCGGATCTACCCCTGCCAGATGAGGATGATCAGTATGTCCGGGTGTCTGTTTTGCCTACATACGCGGGCGCAGGCGGGGGTGGCAATGGAGATGGAGACAGCCAGAACGCCCTAATTTCTCGCATTTTGGTTGAAGATATGCTGCGGGGCCGGGCTGAAGATTTTGTCATTATCAACATCCGTGGCGATAGTATGGAGCCGGACTTTCATCACGGAGACCAGTTGCTCGTAGATCGGCGAGATGTATCCCCTAGTCAGCCAGGGCCATTCGCAGTTTGGGATGGTGAATGGGGAGAGTATGTGGTGAAGAACATTGAACGGTTGCCCGGCGGGCGAGTCCGTATGTTTTCCAGTAACTCAAAATACAGCCCCGCAGAAATCCAGCACGAAGCTACACGTATCATAGGCAGACCTGTTTGGTTTGGTCGCCGTTTGTAGGGGGAGTTTTATGGTTGCGATTGTTATATTCTGGCTCATTTGCGGCGGCGTAGCGGCGATGATTACCAGCGATCGCGGCGGCAGTGGCGTGGCAGGCTTTCTCGTAGGCGCCCTGCTCGGCCCGCTTGGCATTGTTGCTGCATTTTTCATGGGGGATTCTCAAGAGGTGGAGCGGGGCCAAATCAAGGCCGGTGTCTCCAAGAAATGCCCACGATGCGCCGAACTGGTGAAGCCAGATGCCAGTGTATGCAAGCATTGCGGGCATGAGTTTACCTCTAAGATTGCGGCGGAAGGCTGATATGCCGCTTGATTACAGGGAGCGCGGGATCGCCAGTGTTGCTGTGGGCAGTGTCATAGCGCACAAAGTTGGTGCGACCGATGCAGTTTCGTCGATTGTAGAGATTCGTTTGACGGATGTAGATGGTGGCGGCGTGCTGGGCCCGGCAATCAGAATTGAGGTGGCGTTTCCAATAGGCCACGACACTTCGATTCGAGATGCGCAAGACGCAGCTCTAGAAAGCGCATACGCTGTTCTAGCGCGAGTAGCTGCGGAACCTCCTGAGAATCTGCGGCGGGTTCTTCGCAAATAGCTTCCACCGGCTTTTGTAGCATTGCTAAATCTCCTCACCCGCCTCGCGCGGGTTTCTGTCTATTAGCAAAGACAGTGTCGTCATGCGATAAAAAATCCGATTAACGCATTTTTGAGCTTGCGATTGTTCCGATAATCGCATAAACAACCTCCATCACCGAATGGAGGCAACAGTGTCCCAACCCGAAAATCACGAGCAGTTCAAAACCCATCACCGAATAGATGACGGCGGCTGGGTTTCGACCATCGCCATCGTCGCCGCCCTCCTGTTCTACCTCTGGCTTGGCTCGGCAATCGTCGAGATGCTGGCACCCATCGCCCCCGTGGCGGGTGGCCAATGACCGCGCCCGCAATCCGCCCTTGGAACGACTGTCTGCTGGTGGCGCGCATCTGTGCCGCGATGATCCAGGCCGAGAAGCTGGGCATGACGATCTCCGCGAATGGCGCGTTTGAAGGCTCCGTTGCTGCCGAGTGCAGACATGCGTTTGGCTGCTTCAAGCGGGAGGCGGTGAGGTCCGTATTCGATGCCGCGCAGGATACGACTGCCCTGCGTCCATCGGGCGTGCTGCTCACAAGCTTGTGGGACAACCTTGCAAACGTGCGCTCCGAGTGGATCACGCTGCGCATGATCGAGGCGGGCTTCAAGCGCGAATGGGCGGACTTCGGCGGTGACGTTGGGCGGCGGGCATTCGAGGAATACGCCCGGCTTGATGATGCGGCTCCGACGATCGAGCAGGCGATCAGCCATCACCGCGAGTTGGCCCGGCAGATCGGGAGTCTGGCGGCATGACATACTACCAGGCTCTAGCCCTCGCCCTGATGTCGGCGATGTTAAGCACGTGCATGCAAAGCGATGTCGAGGGGTGGAAATCCTTGGTGCTTACATTCTGCACTATTCTGTTTTGCAGGTTCGTTTGGTGGCTTTTTGTCGATCGGAAATCGGCATGAAAAAGCTGCGCAGGGCCATCTCCATCCCCTTCATGCTGGTCGGCCTCGTGTTCGCGCTGCTGGCTGGGCTGTTCTACCTGATCGACAATCTCATCATCGGGGAAGGTGAGCAATGACGCCGCTCATCACCAAGCCGGGCGCGTATTCGGGGATCTCAAACTCCGACTATCACCGCAACCCGCACCTGTTGCCGGACTTCTCTCTGTCGGCCAGCGGCGCTAAGACCATCCTCTCGCACAGTCTGTTCCACTTCTGGGCAGACAGCCCGATGAACCCGCAACGGCCAGCGGATAGCGACAAGCCGCATTTCGTCGAGGGCCGCGCCGCGCATGATATGCTGCTGCTGCCGGACCAGTGGAGCAAGCTGTACCATGTCACGCCGGCAGGATTCAGCCGCGCCGCGACGAGGAGATGGGCCGAGGAAATCGAGGCTGTCGAATATGCGGAGAGCAGGGGCAAGAGCATCCTGTCTCACGGTCAGCACCAGAAAGTGCTGGCGATGGCGGACGCGATAGGCCTGCAATCCGTTGCCCGCAATGCGCTGTCGAACGGCGAGGCGGAGGTGACGATCGCATGGCAGGACAAGGAAACCGGCGTGTGGCTGCGGTGCCGTCCTGACTGGCTCCCCCATCCCGTCATCAAGGGCGCCGATGTGCGCGTGGTGACGGACCTCAAGTTCATGGCGCCGGAATATTGCTCGCCAGCGGGCTTTTCCAGCGCGATCGACCGCTTCGGCTACCATCTGGCGGCCGCGTTCTATTTCGAGGGTATCAAGCACGCCTACGGGAAGGAGCCGACGCACTGGCTGCATCTCGTGGTGGAGAAGGAGTTTCCCTACAGCGTGTCGCTCTACCCACTGCCCGCTGCCGACATCGAGCGGGGCAGGCACCAGATGCGCATGGCCGTCACGCGCTTTGCCGAGGCGCTGAGCGCCGACAAGTGGCCTGCATATGCAGACGAGCCCACAGAGGTCGGCCTGCCGGGCTGGGCGCGCAAGACAATCGACCAATTCGGATCGCGGCAAGACGCTGCGCTCATCAACGCCACATCAGGAGAATGAAATGATCCTCTTTTATGACAGCGAAACCAGTTCGCTGCCTTCCTTCGGAGACCCGTCCGATGCACCCCACCAGCCCCACCTGCTCCAGCTCGCCATGCTGTTGCACGATATGGATGGGAATGAGGTCGATCGCTTCGTCAGCATCGTTCGCCCCGGCGTCCATGAATGTGTGATCGCCCCAGAGGCGCTGGAGGCTCACGGTATCACGCTGGAGCGCGCGATGGACGAAGGCTGCGACCCCTTGGTTGCGCTGGATGCGTTTATGGCGTTCGTCGATCGAGCGACCTTGCGGGTTGGTCATAACGAATCGTTCGACCGTCGCATCATGCGCATACATTCCGCGCGCCACAGGTCGGTCAAGTGGGAAGCCGAAGCGCCCAGCTTCTGTACCATGTGGAAGTCAAAGTTCATCATCAACCTGCCGCCGACGCCGCGCATGATCGCGACCGGGATGCCGGGACCGAAAGCGCCGAAACTGGAGGAGGCTTACGAGTATTTCTTCGGTGAGCCACTGGTTGGCGCGCACGACGCTCTCGTCGACATCACGGCTACGGCCCGCGTGTTCTACCATCTGGTGAATGAATGTGGGGTAGCCATGTTCAAAGCGGGGGGCGCCCGCCCGCGCGTATCGACAAAGGCTATCCGTGGCACTGGCCATGCGGCCGATCCCTTCGCCGCAGCGGCGGCCCTCTTGAATCAAGCATCAGGAGAATAATCGTGGCGAACGAAATAGTTGAAGCCGAAAACCCCCTCCGCAAGTTCGATGCCGACGTATTGAAGTCGATCGGCTCAACCTCAGTCGATGGGACAACCCCGCGCTCCACATTCCTGCCGGGCGATATGGGCGAGGCGATGGAGCTGGCCAAGCTCATGGCCGCCAGCAATTTCGTGCCGCCACATATGAGGTCGAAGGCTGGAGACTGTCTGGCGATCGTCATGCAGGCGACGCGCTGGGGCATGGACCCGTTCGCTGTTGGCAACAAGACGTTCTTTGTGAACGACCGCATGGCTTTCGAGAGCCAGCTTGTGAACGCCGTGGTCAACTCGTCCAACGCGCTTAACGGACGCCTCAAGGTGTCGTGGGAGGGTGATGGCAATGATCTGGTCTGTGTCGTCTCCGGCTTTGTGAAGGGCGACCCCGACATCAAGACCCGGCGCGTGCCGATCAAGAACATCACGACGCGCAATTCCCCGCTGTGGAAGCAGGATCCAGAGCAGCAGCTCGCTTATTACGCCACGCGAGCATGGGCGCGGCTGTACACCCCAGAGGTCTTGATGGGCGTCTACACCCCAGACGAGGTGCAGGAGATGCCCCCGGTCGACGGAGGGCGTCTGACAGCAACAGCAACCCGCCCCGCACTCACCTCGGCCATGCTGGCATCGCAGGCCAATGGCGAAGCTGCGGACAAGGATTATGTTGCCGCCAGCTCGTATGGCCGAATCAATGGCATCGTCGACGACGAACCCGAAACCGGCCGCTCCGACGAGCAGCATGGCGACCAGCACGATGGCACAGACGGCAATCCAGCCGAGCGCAAAGCCGCCGATCTCATCAGCCTCACGGTTTCCGCCGAGAATATGGACGAACTCGCGCTTGTGCAGGCCGAAGCCGACAAGCACCTGCCCGCGCTGCCCGATGAACTGGCCGCGCGCCTCACCGCCGCCCTCGACGCTGCCGAGGCCCGCATCCTTCGCAATCAGGGAGACTGACAATGGCCGCACGCGCCCGACGCATTGAAGAAGAAGCCGCCATGCCCGCCAACGATTCCACGGACATCGTGCGGCAGGTGGAGGACAATCCCGCGCTTGTCCTGACCGACGAGCAAGTTTTTGAGACCTATTACGCTCATGTGGAGCAGCAAGCCCTCAGCGTGAAGGTTGACCTGTCCACCACCGCCGGCCGCGACAGGATCCGGTCAACAGCCAGTGAGATCGCCCGCAAGAAAACCACGTTCGACAAGACGCGGAAAGATTTGACCGAGGATTACCGGCGCAAGACCGCTACCATCAATGCCGTCGGCAAGCTGGTGGTGGACCGCTTCGCCGCTCTGCAACTCCGGGTGCGCCAGCCGCTCACCGATTGGGAGGAGCGCGAGGAGGCCCGCAAGGCCGAGGCCGATCTTATCCTCACCAACCTGCGCGACGCAGCCATTGTCCGCGCCGACGAGACGGCGGAGGATGTGGAGCGCAGGCTGGAGCGTATTCGGGGCATCAACCTCAATGACGAACTGTTCGGCCCGCGCATCGAAATGGCAGTCGATCTGCGCGATGATGCGGTCAAGGCTCTGGGCGAGGCTCTTGCCCGGTTGAAGCAGCAGGAAGCCGACCGCGCTGAGCTGGAGCGTCTGCGCAGGGTTGCACGCGAGCGCGAGGAGCAGGAGGCGCGGGAGCGTCAGGAGGCCGAGGACCGTCGGGCTGAGGAGCAGCGCAAGGCCGAGGAACAGCGACGCGCTGACGCCGCGGCTGAGCAAGCCCGGAAAGATGCCGAGGAGGCCGCAGCGCGTGCCCATCAGGAGGAATTGAACCGGATTGAGCGGGAGAAGCAGGCCGAAATCGACGCCGCGAATGAGCGGGCGCGTAAGGCCGAAGAGGAAGCCGCTGCGGAGCGCAAGCGCATTGCCGACGAGAAGGCTGCCGCCGAAGCTGAGGCCCGTCGCGAGGCGGAAGCAAAGGCCAAGCGTGAGGCCGACCAGGAACACCGCACCGCCGTCCGCCGGGCCGCCAAGGAAGCCATCATGTCCTGCGGCGCCGACGAGGAAACCGCCCGCAAGATCGTGCTGGCGATTCAGGCGGGAGAAGTGCCCGCTGTACGCATCGAGTTTTAACCGAACACGCGCCCCGGCGCACATTGCCCACCAACCGGGGTATCGGGTGGGCGGAAAGGAATAGAAATGCCTAAACCCAACATCATGACTCTGGATGAATTCTCTGCCATTCTTGATCGTGGCGGATATGTCTACGATCGCACTGAAACCACGATCGACGTAAAGAGCTTCCATAACGTCAATCTGAGCAGCCTGACCACGCTGCCCGAGGGCGTGACATTCTCCAACGGTGGCCACGTCTATCTGAGCAGCCTGACCACGCTGCCCGAGGGCGTGACATTCTCCAACGGTGGCCACGTCTATCTGAGCAGCCTGACCACGCTGCCCGAGGGCGTGACATTCTCCAACGGTGGCCACGTCGATCTGAGGGGGCTGACGGAGGAGTATCACGTCTATCGCGGCGAGCGCATCCGTCTCAAACACGTCGATGGCTCCACGATGCTCATCCGATCAGAAAGGGTGTTGGGCGACGCCACGATTTATGCGGCATCCTACTTTGGCGGCGGTGAAATAGCCGACCTCAAGGCCTGTTACGTCGCGGCTCAAGGTGAATATTTCGCCCACGGCGATACGGTTGAGCAGGCCATGCGCGATGTCCGCTTCAAGATGATGGAGCATGATTTCGACGAGGAGGAGCTTGTCAAGGAAATCAAGGAGCGCGGCACGGTCCATATCAACGATTTCCGGCTTATTACCGGGGCGTGTGAGTCTGGGACGCGGCAGGGCATGGCGGAAGCTGGCCTTCCAAGTGATGCCGACGCACTCCCTCTGGAAACCGTGCTGAATGCGGTGTTCGGTAGCTATGGCGAACGGTTCAAGTCGCTGTTTGAGCGAGCGGCAGCATGAGACAGGAAACCGAAAGCGCGCGGTATTGGCGCAATGTCCACCTCAAGGGCGACAGGTCTCCGCCGATCAACCTCCCCGATCGGAGAGTTCGCCGCTCCGTCGGCACCGCGACAATGGTGAGGTCTTACGGCAAGGATGCGGGGGCGATCTATGAATAATATCCCCTCCCGGTCCCCCATGTTGCTCGATCACCTGACGAAGCTCGTGAACGAGGGTCGACCCTTTACCTATGAGGGTGCCATGCAGGCCTTGAAGTGCACCGACGAGGCTATCCGCTACCACATGCGCAAGCTGAGCGCGGCGGGCGCGGTCACATTCACCACGATGCGGGTCGGCAACGACTATGACTACAGCGTCACCGTTACGGGGCTTGGCTCTACCCCCTGGAATGACCTCAATGGCCGTCTGGCACGGCGCAGCGAAAGCGCGCGTCAGAGCTTGATCGAATGGCGCAAGCGTACCGGATGGTCTTTGAACCAGATCGCCACCGCCATGAGTATGGTCAACGAGCATAACATCAACGCCTGCCTGATAAGCAAACTGCTTGATGGCGGCATGATGCAGGTCGATTTCCTTCGGCATCTCTCGAAGTTGATCGACGAGTATCGCAACCCCGGCACCTTTGAGCGATGGAGGGACGCCATTGCCCGCAATGCCACGCGCCGGAAGATGGATGAGCGCGACGAGATCCTACGGCGGGTGGAGCAGGTCGAGCGCGAACGCGAGGAACGTCGCCGCGCACTTTTGGCCGCCGAGCGTCGCCCGCGCGAGGTGAAGCAGCGTGATTATCTCGACAAGGCGACACTTGCGGCGCTGTCGGGGCAGGTGATGGGGAGGGGCGTTTCCTATGGTTGACTGGCAAGACATCAGTAGCGCGCCATTACAAGAGGGATTTTGCGCAATCGTCGATGATGGAGATCGCATCGGTGAAGCGGAGTGCCAGTCCACATATGTGTGGAATGATGACGATGACGATCCGCGAGAAGTCATGCGTTGGCGCTGGGCGAACCACGGGAGTTGTGGCTGATGCTGGGGCGACATGGATCCGCAACCGTTGAGATGGATGCCTTTGCCAGAGCGGGAGGCTGCCAATGGCTGACACCCAACCAATCACCGCGTCCGACATGCCGGCAGGCGAATATGCCATCGTCGAGGCTCTCGGCCACCGCACGCTCGTAGGACGAGTGCTGGAGATCGAACGGTTCGGCACGAAGATGCTCCAGGTCGAGCTGTTGTTCGGCGACGTGATGCTGGGGCCGGTTCTGCTTGGCGGCGGGTCGATCTATCAGTTTACGCCATGCAGCGCAGCCATCGCTTATGCGCGCCGGCCGCAGCAGACCTATCAGCTTCCGCCTAGCGTTGCCGCGGTCATCCCGCCGATCGCGCTGCCATCCAATGAGGAATTGCCGTCGTTCCTTGTGGATGATGAGGAAGTAGATTGGAGTGATAGCGATGGCTGACCGCACTACTATTGAATGGACTGATGCGACCGTCAATTTCTGGTGGGGTTGTACCAAGGTCGGGCCGGGGTGCGATCATTGCTATGCCGAAACATGGTCGAAGCGGACTGGT